ATTGTTCGGATGAAGGAAAATGTTACCTCCCTCCACGAATAGAGGAATGCTCGGAGTTTTGATGTGCATTCCGATCATGGCATTCGGACTCTGTATGTCAATTCCGGCATCATACGATATCCCTTCGATTGTGACAAATTTCGTGTTCCCTCCGATTCTTACACGTGCAAATGTCCTTTCGTTATAAAACTCTATCTGTCCGGCAGACAGGTTGAAACCGACATGGGAATCCGTCCCCTCATAAAGAGTTTTTGAAGACAACATGCCGGAATCTATGGAAAACGGACCGATACGTCCGCTATCCGCCGTGATTTTTCCGCTGATGTCCACATTGACCGCCCTGATACCGTCCGCATCAATCATGGACGCCTTGATCTTCTCGGTCAACAACAGCTTGGTGGCGATAAAAGTCCAGCTCTGTGCTACTTCCCAGTATTTTATTTTTCCCGAAGCCACATTCTGTTTGGGGGTTTCCGTCGAAACCGACGTATGCGAACGGATGCACAGGTACAGCAGGTTGTCATAAAGTACAATGTCGTAAAACTGCTGCCCTTGCTTGCCCTCCAGGTAAGACACAGACGCCCCCCATACACGCATACGCATGCGCGCCCCCTTATCTCCCTTTTCACCTTTTGGAGCAAAACTGACCTGTCCGGTTCTAGTCACCAACGGCATATCACCTCCTTATTCCTTGGTTGTGATGGTCCATGCCACGTTGCCTCCTGCCTGCTGGCACATGTCCCAAGTACACGTGCCGGAAGTGGCTGCTGTACCGGAAGTAGACGGGTTAAGGACTACTCCTGCACTGTCCATGAACACGAAATAGAAAGTCATGTCCTTGTACTTGGTGGTACTTCCACGCTTGACCAGAATGGGCTTATAGACCACCGTGTCACCACTTTCCCGGATGGTCTCGTCCTCGGGCGTGGGATTCAGGATCAAATCAAACGGATCGGACGCATCCATTACGGACTGCGTGTCCTGACCGATGAGCTTGCCGCCCTGGTACACCTCCACTTTGAACACACCTGTCGTATCAACCATATCGTTGGTGACGGTCAATGTCTGTGTGGTCTTTCCGCTCAGCACGCTCCACGCACCGTTGACCTGGTTGTACCATTTATACGTCAATCCGGTAGTGATGTCGTCGCTACCCATGCGCGCAACGGCTTTCAATATACAGCTCTGCCCCTTATCCCGTAAAGTAAAATACTTGTTGTCTCCGGCAATGATCGTCACATGCTTTTGGTTTCCGACTCCCTTGGTGATGGGGATGCTATAGACGAACTGGACGGTGTCGCTGGTATTCCCAACGGTCACGGTGGCTTCACCCTTGATGGTACAAGAGGCCGCTCCGCTCGCCTTGACCAGATTCTTGACGATCTGCAATCCGTAGTAATCCGTCGTACCGGGCTGGTAAGGGATAAACTTGAAATGTCCCGTCTCACCGCCAAACGTGTTGGTGGAGACATTGCCCGAGAACTTGATCTCGACATCATTGAAATACCATTTCATGGAGGAAGGAACCACCAGCCCTTCCGCCACCCGCGAAGAGGTGAGAATGAAGGACAAGACGGGCTTGAGCGAAGCGAAATCCGGTGCGATGTTCGTCGGCGCGGACGCTTCGCCCATATACTCCTGATACAGATCTCCCTGGTTACACTGGATGGCAGGCATGTATACGCCGCCCTTTTGCGAAAATATGACCTGTCCGGTCGCGCTGGCCAAACTCATGACGCTCCTCCTTCCCCGGTTGTTTCCGTACTATCCGTGCCTTCGGAGCTCTCTCCCCAAGAGGCTGGTGTGAATACTTCGACGGGATGGTCCGTACCGTCTATCTCTTCTTTCGCCGCCTGCGGGGTCAGGCAGACGCCGCCCGCTTCCTTGGCCCTGTCAAATACCGTGTCGCCGGGGAAACGTGCCACGTCCGCCTGCCACAATAATACATTGCCATCCGCTGTCCTGTTGCGGATATCGGTCAGATGCAACCGATCGGCAACCTCCTTCGTTACTTTAATGTAAAATGCCATAATTCTATTGTTTTTAATGTTATCCAAATTTTCTTACTACTACCGCCTTGCCCCCCTGTGTGAGCACCTTGCCGCCTTGTGTCAGCGCCACGTAAGGGCCTCTGTCCTCCACCTCCAGCTTTAACATCATGCCGTTGCTGAAAGGTATCCTGGGAGAGTATCCGCCGGCAACCTTGGCATATCCGGCATCTCCGCTCTTCTTGACGTACCAGTGGCAGTTAAACATGGCGGATGGATTCGGGATAACCCCCATGGTATCCCGAATGACGGGTCTGGGAAAGATGGCGTAAGTCCCATCCGGAACACCCGTAGGTACGCCCTTCCAGTCGGCTTCAATCTTCGGAATCCTGCGGCGTATCACCGTAGAGACTGCCGGGTCCGATATGCCCGGGGTTGATGCCGGAGTCCCGGAAGCCGCATAGGTGGCTTTGCAGACAATCGTGATGTCATCACCTATATAATTGCGGTCAATCTTATATACATTCTTGTTCAGTGATACAAACTCCCAGTCGTTGTCACCCGCTCCTGTGGTTATCGCCTCCAGCGCTCCCGTAGACAACAGACGGTACCAGAAGAACCTGCATTTGCCCGTAGCCGTCACGTCCGTGTCGCCTACCATCAGTTTAGCCGTGATGGTCTGTGCGGTGATGTCACGCACCGGGTTCCAGTCCAGCGTGGACGGGCTGTCTATCGTCAATACGGGGATCGCATCCGTACCGTCAACCGCGCGGACAAGACGGCTCATCTGAAAAGTAAACAGCTGTCCGGTACGTGTGTCGGCATATTCCGCGTAAAACTCCAGCGTGACGGGTTTTAGGACGGTGACATTTTTTTTCATTGTGATCTGTCCCTTGTTGTCACCGGACTCCGTAATGCTGTAGCCTGTGTTTGTCGATGTGATAAGTGTGCGTGTGGTTCCGATGCGCTCGTACCACTTCATGTTGGTCAGCCTGGAGTTGACCGCCCCGATTTTAGTCACCGCTTCCGGATCGGTGGCGTTGCACCGCGGAAACAGGACCAGCGGTGTCAGCGTATAGTCCGGAGTGTATTCAGCTTTGTCAGCCTGGAAGACCTGTATGTCCGGCACGCTGCCCACCACCTCGATGTTACAACTGGTTTGTAACAGCCGGTAGTTGATTTCTATTTTTCGTTGCTTTGTTGCCATTGTATAAAACCATTTTAAAATGTTACAAAATTCTCCGCCACTTCAAACTGCTGCCCGTCACGCAATAACGCCTGTGCTTTAAACGTACACACCCGCATGTTGGTATAATTCGGTCCGAGATCATCTATCGTCAGAGGAAGATTTTTCCCGGCGCCGGCACGCTTCACCGCCCATGCGTTATCTTCTGATACATTCCCGGTATCACGCGTCCAGCTCACATCAGCGTCAAGTATATGATCTGTCACGTCACGGTTGTACAGCTTGCCGATAATATATAGCGTTGTGGAAAAAGTCTCGATATCAAAATACCACCCCTTTGTGCTGCCGATCTCTATCGTAAATTCCGGGTTCCCTTCCAGCATCGCCCATCCGGCCGCCGCATATTGCGGTTCGTCGGCTGTTCCCGTCATCAGGCACTTCCATTTGCAGCCGTAGTGCCAAACCGTGTCCGCCCGCTCCTGCGTATTGGTGTAAGGATTTTCAGAGGACGCGACTTCGGCCGACCAAAAGCCACGGTCCACCAGTTCCTGTACGGGCAGTCCCTGCCAGTCCACCCGGTAAAGTTCACCGAAGATGCCGGCACGGGCGAATATGTACGAGTGCTTATAGTTGATGGGGAGATTGTCAAACAAATCCAAATTGGGCAAACGCCCCAATATCATGTAATAGTTGTTCTGTTCCAGGACAGGTTTCGTTACTCCTTCCAGCCAGACAAGACATTTATCCGTGGTGGCGGACAAATACCAGTAGCTTTGCCTGTCCTCATTGATGGCATTGCCTCTGCGCGTGATAATCATCAGCTCAGTAGGGGGATAGTTCCGGCCTCCCGGCACCTCGCTGTCCGGATACACCAGTACCGAGATGGAGTTGGCCGCTATGTTCTTCGACAGCACACGTACCCATGAAGTGTAATACTCCCCCGTAGAAAAGAGGTTGTTCACAATCCCATAGACCACATCCCCCTCCTGGAATGCGGTAAAGTCATTCTCCCAACGCTTGCGCAATTTCAGGGTATAGGTTCCGTCGCTCTCCAAAGTCACGGACTCAATGACCCCGTTCTCGGAGTAAGACGTATCGCCCTCTTGTGCGTTCAGGCGGTTATAGATGACCTCCTTGAACACTGCGGAACCGCGCACCTCAAGACGCTCGAACTGACCGCGCCCGTCAGGATAGATACCGGCACCTTTACCGGCAATCATGGAGTCGATGAAATCACCGAACTTGGCATATTTCTTAATCAAGACTCCGCCCAGTAAGGATAACAAGTACTTAGTGGAATCCTCCTTGTCCTTCCGCAAGAATATCTCTTTCAGCTTCTCTATCTCAACCATTACACGTAATGCGCTCATTACGTCTTCATCGGTGTAGGTAACATCCTTGTCACCCTGCTTCACAATGCGGCTTACCAAATTCCCGGCTATTTTCAGACCTTTGAGAAAATTGATTATGCCTTGCGCATCATCATCGTTCAGCGCGGATAAGAACCAGTTATGTACAGGTGTGTCCTCATCTAGCGTATATGCGGAATTGGCATGATCGGCATTGGTTATATTGCTACTTCCACCGCCGCTTCCCGTTCCGCTTCCGCTTCCCGTACCACTTCCACCTAATGTTACATTTGTCGTATTCTGTGTTGAAGCGGTCTGATTCTCCTGTGCCAGCCGTTCATAGAAAGACAGTATCTTTCTTCTTGCAATGGTGCATGAATATGACGGGAACATATTCTCCTTGGAGTATTTAATCTCCAAAGACTGTATCTGTAACTGCATATCCACTATCTGACCGTTATCAGAGAAATCGAATACGCCTATTCCATCATCCCTTACCTTTAGCATATTTCCTTCTATGAAGTCAATGAAAAGATTAGGATGCTCTGCGACAAATCCGCTAGATATGTCAAGTGAAACGGTTCGGTTCTCATGGTCATATCTTGACAGGTAGTCAAGAGCCGCCTTTTCAAGTGTGTTCTCAGCCATTGTCACATAAGATTCGGGCATGACGATATTCAGAATGACAAACTCCGTTCCTGCTGCAATTGAAGGAGATTTACCATCCGTATAAAGCGGAAGTTTGGCATTGTCGCTATCCGTTCTGTAGCATGATATTTTATATCGTGCCCCCTTATTAAACATGGAAACATCCTCTTCCGTTTCCCCCGTATCACCGTTCACCTCACCGTAAAGAGGAATAATACCGTTTTTGTTTATCTTAAATTCCGTTCCCGTATAAGTTCCTGTACGCATACTGAACACCGCGTCCGTTACAGAAGCATATTTATAATAGAACCTGTCCTGTGAACCGTCCTGATTACCGAAATGTATGTTGCAGGTCATTTCCTCACTAAAGCCTATCTTACAGCTTCCGGCAGGAACATCGGAATCAAACGTGAACTCAACACGTATGGTGACTGTCGTATTCTGACCTTTTTCTATATATCCTACAAGAGCGGTCTTGTCGTAAGGTATTTCAAGCATACCAGTAGCACCTTCCTCTCCGATAACAACCTCTTTCAAAGGAGAAGCCTGACCCAATACACGGTTTAAAACCATACGTAGGTTAATCTTCACCTTTTTCCCTACAGCATCACTTCCTATAGGTAATATACTGAAAAGCATCTTCCCGGAGAATGTGGCAGTAACCTTTACAGGCTGGTCATAATATGCCCTTGTACCATATATATCAAAACTCTCGAAATCCCTGTACTTGTCAAACATAGCATGGGGTTTGTACTGGGGCTGCACATTGTCGTTTATCTTGTCGGATGAATCACCGTCCTCATATACTTTGTACCCTAGGTTGAATCCGGGAGAGGTCATATAAATGAAGAAACTGTCACTATCATCACTCTTTATAGGAGTAGAACCGATAATCTTGTCTATCCGTGTAGATGCGCTAGCACCCTCACCTGCCACCTTACCCGATTGAGGGTCTGGTTCTCCATCCGCCTTGTATGTATCCCATTCTGGAAGTCCTGACGGGTACAGATCGCCAAGTTTTTTCCCTCTGATGGAAGGGTATATCCCACTGAACGTGTTTGATATGGTTTTTCCTCTCACACCATAGTTCTTCAATCCGTATTCGCTGTCAATATAATATCTTATATTCCCAGCAGAATCATTCGGAAGAAGGATGTACGGGCAATAGCGTGATTCATCGGCAGGCTTAGCGTCCTTCTTGTATTCAGGCGGAACGTTTCTGCTTCCACCTTGTGGTATGATTCGGGTTATAACAGGTGTGCTTGTGTCTACGGAAGAGGAAACCTTTACAGCACCCCCACCGTCACCCTGCTTGAATGTCCAGTTTACGGACGGTCTTGTCTTGTCCGTAATGGTTATTATCCCACCGTTCGCTGTCGTTGAGAAGTAATAATTGAGATAAAACTTGTCATAGAAGTTCTTCAATGCTTCAAACAGGTTAGTCCCATCGGTTATGTCAATCATATCCTCCGTCAGTTCGCCTTCTGCATCCACGTTGAGCGTCCATGTGCCAATGCCTGTATATCCTGCACCCAATGACGCATTGTAAGACTGTATATTCGCTTCTATACGTGCTGCAAGCTGTTTTGCATCACCCCAAAACTGGAACAGACCGCCATGTGTGTATCTTATCTTGTTTATTTCCCCACCTGTTCCGCTTACTATGTCAAGAAATGCAACATTTTGCAGTAAAACTTCCTTTCCGTAAAACAAGAGAGAATATTTATATTTACCAGCCTCATTAAGATTATCTCCTGATGGAGCTTGATACAGGATGAATGTATTACCGTTATATACAACTGTATCATATTCCGATTCGCTCTTGGAATTATATGCCTTGAACTGTATCGGAATAACGGAAACGACCTCACATGTCAATTTCCTTACTTCCTGCAAAGACGAACTGAATGAGAAATCAGCACTCTCCGCAATAACCTTATTTCCTCTTTTAATCTGTAAAATCATTGGACTTTAAAGAGTTGGTTGGTCAATACTGAAATTTAACGAAAATGTATAGGCGGACACAAGTCGGTCCGGGTTCTGCAAGTCCTGAACGTCCTGATAACTCATCTTTGCGCCTGTTTCAAAACCCGTGCATCTTATCACCTGCTTTGCCGATTCTCCCCATACATCATTCCATATAGAGAAAGAGGATGAACCGTATGGCGTACCGGGAGTGGCAGGTATCACATTGGTTATATATGAATAGAACGAACGGATATTCGTCTTTACCGTTTCCACATCTCCCAAAGCGGCAAATGTTATGCTTCCTTCCGTTGGCTGGTAAACAGGCGTGACAGGTTCGTACACCTTCTGACCGTTCTTGTCATACCATTTTTCGGCATAGGCTTCCTTTCTTGTCGGCAAATCCCATAATCCCTTGCTTTCAAGTATATACAGCCTGTATGTGGCATACAAATCCTTTGCCGTATCGCTTCCTTTCTTTATAAAATATTTAGATATAGCCATTCGTGTACATTGTTTATTAGTGCAAAGATAGCAAAAATAGTTTTAAAGTTTATGTAAATTTAAAAATTATTTTTCTATATTTGCATAAAAATTGGTGCTTTGGATGAGTGGTTTAGTCAACAGTCTGCAAAACTGATAACGGCGGTTCGATTCCGCCAAGCACCTCAAGTGATTGGATTTTTTCTGTTCATAATCAAACTGGAACGCCCTGCCAACTGTGAAGTTGGTAGGGCGTATTTTTTAGTCTACAATAACTTTTATCGCATTTCCGCCTGACCTTGGAGCGATAGAAACTACACTTAGAAGTGCTGTCTTTATCGCCATAGTTGCGGCAAGCTGCTGGGTGAGAACCTCCAACTGTGACTGCTGTATTGCTGTCATGTTCGTTCCTCCCGTTCCTGCCGAACCACCGTTAAGCGATACCAACTGACGGAGAAGATCGCTTTGTACAACCATTTCGTATCTCATCCCGTTAAGATACCCCAACGCTTGATTAAATGTATTCTCGTCAACTCCTGCAATGGCATTGGACAGACCTTCCGCATTTTCCTCCGTTTCAGTAAGCATACCACCAAGGGCGTTGTTTATCTCATTGACTACACCTCCGGCTTCCGCAAAGGCTGATTCCAATGAACCCATTACATTTCCTAGTATTATAAGTTCATCCTTATCTATCTTGTTATCCGCAAACATACCACCTTTACCGTCCGCTCCAAATAATGTAGTCTGTACCTGTTGCATTGCCTTTTCTATGTACTGCTGCTGAACCCAGCTTTTAACAACATCTCTCATAACGTCCGCTACGGTATTCTTGTACGCCTTGGCTGCATCTTCCCCTTTCAGCCATGCTTCGACAAGAGCGTCACCTATCTGACTAGCCCAGCCTTTCAAGTCAATGCTGTACAATTCGCTAGCAAGCGTTTCCGTATAATATCTTATCTCATACTCTAATTCTTTTATGGTCTGTTTGTAATCTTCTACCTTTTCCCTGTCAGTTTTTTTCTTGTCCTCTTCGGCTGCTAGAATATCCTTTTGAATTTGCAACTGTTCTTTCAGATTTGATACCTGTTGGGATGTAACCTCATCAAGTTTTGCCGGGTCTATAATGTGCTCAAATTCCTTTTCAAGCATATTATAGATATTGGTCAACTTCTTTGATTCAAATTCAAGATTCTCTATATGTTTTTGAAGCCTTTTGTCATGCTGTCTGTTAAACGTAGCGATAACATCAAGCGGCATGGATATAGCCGAGCCTATCGCACCTGCGAAATCACCGCTTTTGAATGAATCCCATGATTTCTTCACTCCTTCATTCATAACGCCCATAGCTTCCGAGAACTGGTTCATCTCGCGCATGAAACCACTGTCAGTATCCTTACCCATAGAATCCATAAGGTTGGACACGGATGCTATTATCTGCTGCATGGCTTTTATGGCATTGTATATGTTGGTTATGATAAAGTCGATAAGATTTACCGTCTGCAAAGCGTTCTGTGCGGCAGCCATCATTCCTTTACCAGTCTTGACAGCTTCCTGTCCGCTCTTATATCTTGATTCGGCTTCCGACTTGGCACTCAAAGCGGCATTGGCGGCTTCTTCATCACCATTCTTCATTGCGTCCTCATATGCCTTGGAAGCATTTTTGATGTCAGCCATAGCCTGTTGCATATCATTCATACCTGCCATCATCTTTGACTTTCCAGCATCATATCTCTTGTTGTACAGACCTTCAATACCATCTTTCATGTATGTTTGCAAGTCAGACTGATTGTTCTTCATCATCTTCTCTATCTGCTTGTCCACGCGTTCAAGTTCTTTCATGTACTCTCTTGCACTGATAGCACCCGATCTGAATGCACTATTAAGCATTTCCCTTGTCTTGTCAGCTACAGTATTTGCAGCTTCCATAGACATTGCTTCAACAGCACCGAAGAAGTTCTGATAGTCGGTAGTCAACTTAAACAAGTCCATCTCTTCGCTTTTCTGCAATGCGGAAGTCAAGGATGTATTACCCATTCCTTCTGCGGTTGCGATCTTTTTACGGTACTTTTCTCTGATAATATCCACCTGGGTATAATAATCTCCATATTCAGCCAAATCATTAGCATATTGTCTAGCCATCTCACCGAAATAGCCTTTCCATGCGTCAATCATACCTTGGATAACTTGTTTCTGTTCATCACCTATATTCTTATTCCCCTTAATAGCCTCCTGTACCTGATTGATATACTGGTTCATTGAGGTGAATGAAGATGTGTCGGGCACGACAGAAACGCCAAGGTCAAGATTCATTCCTGCCAATGCGGATTGCAAATTGTTATATATACCTGCTGCAAAACTTTCAGCCATAGTAGATGTGTCACCACTAAACTGAACTGCAAGGTCTAATGCGAGATCAGTATTGCCTGTTATTCCAAGTATGTCACTGTAAAAGTCATACTTGTTCTTGTATCTGTCAAACTCATCCGTAATCCTCTTCATCACCTTCTTGGCTGCATCAACATAAATTTCAGAGGACAATTCGGCTGCTTTCCTTGCATTTTTAACAGCATCCTGTGGAACACGTGTTTCCAATTCCTTTGCAGCCTTGTTGTAATTGTCAACAATAGCCTGTTTGTCATATACAAGGTCTACGCCAAGTTTTAACGCCTGTGAACCGTAGATGGATTCAATCTGCTTTTTGGCTTCTTCCTTACCTATGTTAATGCTCAAATCCTTGAACTTGGAATAGGCGGATTCAAGCAATGACAACCTGTTTTTCCAAAGGTCAGCAAGAGGATCTCTTTTTTGTCCTTTCTTCTTCTGCTTTTCCAGTTCAAGGTTGAATTGTTTTGCTGTTCCCGTAGCCTTTGACATCGCTTCGTTGGCAGCGTTAAACTCGCTTATTATTTGCCTTAATGTTTCAAGTTCTTCAGGGTCTACCAATCCTGTCAGTTCGTATTTATCCCCTACTTTTTTCAGTTTACCCTCTTTGGAAAATTTGTCAATAGTTCTCTGATAGTTTTTTATTGTACTTTTTGAATCCTTATATTCCTTTTTTACGGCATTAAAGAAATCTTCTACAGTCTTTATATCTGACGTTTTGATTGTTATAGTCCACGCTTTTCCTGTAATCTCGTCAAGTGATTTCTTCCATCCTGTCAATCCTGCTTGGGCTTCCCTATCATCAAGTTCAAATTGAATACGCCATCTTTCTTTTGCCAGTTCGTTTAATTTCTTTCTAGCATTTTCCCCTAATTCATTAGCTACTGCAAATTCATCAAGATGTATCTTTAATTGTTTCTGTTGCTCATCAGTAAGGTTTTTTACATCTATATTACCAAATACATCTTTAAGTTTTTTCTCAGTATATTTTGCAAATAAATTAAATGATGATTCAAGTTTTTTTACTTCATCCGTGATGCCCATCCTCAACTTCTCATACTCCTTCAACAATTCCTCACTGTCAAAATGGGCTTTGTTCTTGAATATTTCAAATGTCCGTGCATCTCCTGACGTTTCAGCCAAAGAACGTATCTTCTCTACAATAGTAGCTGCCGAAGCCCCTTTGTTTATCAGTTCGGTAAGTTCGTTTCTCCATTCCTTAGTACCCTTACCCATGTTTATAATTTCCTTGGATGCCTGTACTATCTGACCACGAAACTCTTCTATATCCTTACTTGCCGAAGTGAGTTTTACGGATGATTTCTCGTAATCTTTAAGCATATCAGAGAATGAATCACCAAATACGCCCGTAGATGTTGCCTTATCCGCCTTGAACATTATATCCGCATTTTCAGCAGCACGTTTATAAACCTGCTCTAGTTCCGATGCTGACTTTTGCAGATATTCCACACGTGATTTCTGATCATCTATCTTCTTGCTGTTCTGTATTATATACTGCCCCATATTGCCATATTTAGACAATATTCCAGTCAGTGTTTCCTCATACGACTGCAACTGTTTCGTATCAAGCTGTTCAAGGTTTTCTGGGGTGAGTTTGTCGAAGTTTATCTTGTCAAGGTCTTTTTGCAAGTCACTGTATGATTCGCGGAAAGACTTTGCACTGTCCTTTATCTTCTGATTGAACTCTTCCGAGCGTGCAGACATCACATGAAACGCTTCCGCCACAAGTCCTGCAACGGTAAGTATCGTCATGAGCGGATTAGCCTTTATCGTAAGCCACAATGTTTTCAATGAATTTGTCAAACCGAATGTTGCCAGTTTGAATCTGTTCATCAACATTGTCGTTTTTGTCATAGACAACATTCTTGCAGCTTCCGCACCTGTCAGTTTAAGTTCGGTGACAAGAAGGTGCCGTTCAGCTTGTGTCAACATATTCGTGGCAAGGATACGTTTTGCCATCTCTGCCGACATCTTTCCCGAATTAACGGCAGCAGCTATCTCTACGGCAGACAGTTTGGATGCTGTCGCTATCTTCCATCTCTCGGCAGTAGTTAGCGTTCGGTACATTGCAGCCTGCTTAAGCAACTGGGCTTCCCGTAATTTCTCAGCCTTAATTGCATTAGTTATTGCAACAACTTCTTTACCAAGCATGGCTGTTCTAGCTAGCTGTAATCCCTTTAATGCGGCATATCCTACAGCAACACCCTCTATTGCTTTAGAGAAGTATCTCCAGTTGTTCATTGCATCGGTTATGCTTCCAACAATTCCTTTCAGAACGGAATCATTCGCCTCGCCTATGTCATTCATCATAATCTTGTATGAATCGGCAAGGTTACTTACCATACCTTTCAAAGACGCAGCTTGTATTTCCTGCATTTTGTAGAACATACCACCATCTTCCGTCATTGTGGTAAACATCTCCCGAATATACTCAAAAGGAATCTGACGTGTTGATATGGCGTTGAACACATCATCAGTAGTTTGAGCCACGCCTCTTACTTCTTCCAGTTTCTTTCTCAATGAATCCAATGCAGGAATACCGGCCTCTGTCAACTGGCGTAATTCCTGTCCCCTTAACACACCTGCGCTTCTTATCTGGCCATAGGCAAGAATGATACGTCCCATATCAACGCCAAGACCTGCGGAAACGTCCGCAAGGCTTTTCATTGTACCGTACAATTCATTGACAGGTATCTGGAATGCTGCAAGCTGTTTAGTATATCCAACCAAATCACTGAACTGGAAAGGAGATATTACAGCAAGACCCTTAATCTGACTGAATATCTGGTCAGCACGTCTTGCATCCTGTATGATGGCACGCAATGACACCTGTTGTAACTCGAACTCTCCACGAATGGCAACAAGTTCCTGAAACATATCTCTGAAAAAGTAAAACCCTGCGTAAGTCTTCAAAGTGTTCACGAACTCACGCATCATGCGGCTTTGCTTTGTCAATTCTTCTGTAAATTCTTTAGAGCTTGCAGCATTTTTCTGATTGGTTTGCTGCATCTTCACTCCATAGGCTGTCGCTTCACTGACAAATTTGTTATGCTCCTGTATCTTTCTGTTAAGAAGAGTAAGGGTGCGGTTATAGTTCGCATCAGTTGTATTAAGAGCATTTCGCCTGTTAGTCAATTCAGAAATAAGATTATTAGCCTGATTGATAGATGTTGGATTGATATTAAGCAATTCATTAGTTGACGTTTGTTTCAAAGACGATTGCAATTTTTCCAATCTACCTTGTAATCTTTGAATAAGAGTATCAGCCTTTGTTACTTGACTGCTATTCAAAGGGATTTCAACCTTAAATTTAGTCAACAGTTCTAGACGTTTCTGTATGGCTGCTATCTTCCTATTCAAGTCTTCTGCACTCCCTTCCGGCATACCAAGTGCAAGACCTGACTGACCTGACAAAAATTGAAGATATCTCTGATTGGCTTGCTGCATTCTTCTGTTTGCCTGTTCTTGTTTTGCAGCCTGTCTATCCATTTCTTTTGTCCTTGCAATCTCCATCTCATATTGCTGGCGTAGAAGATTAAGTTCTCTTTCATCGGAAATAGACAATTTAGGCGCACTGTTAGCTGTAAGGGAATATGCGGTTTTCAATCTGTTCAATTCAGCGACAAGATCATCTATCGCTTTCTTTTGACTTTCAAGATTGGCTTTTCTTGTAGCCATCCCCTTATCTCCGCCTGCATTGCCTAGGTTACGGTAAGTCTTTTCTAATCTGTCATACTCCCTTGTAGCTTCAACTATTTTATTTGATAAATTTTCGATTTGGACAAGCATGTCCATTTTCTTATTTGATTTACCATTTCCTACTTTAGATGCGCTTTCATTTGCATTCTTTATTTTTTCAGCTACTTCTGACAATTGTTTGTTAATCTTACCAATATCAGTCAATACAGGCTTGAAGGACATTTCCTGATTGAAAGTGTCCTGTAACTTCTTCTGTATGTCTTTTATCTGTTTGTCAAGACCTGAATCATCTAGTCCTATCTTGAATTTTAATGCTCCTAAATCAATATCAGCCATGATATATAATTATTAATGGTATTAAGGAATAAATTGACACCATTATAAATGGTTATACTTGTTCTATTTTCAAGTTGCTAAGATAGCTAGAAAAATCAAAATAACAAAAAGATAATATATTTATAATATATTAACATGTATTTTTTTCTATTGTAATTACAATATTGTATATTTGCATTGTCAATAATAGGAGGATATTATAGCTAACATGCAATTAGTTTATAAATTTGACATCAACCATTCTGACAGGCTTTGCGCTATCTGCCGTGTCAATGCCGATGTCAACGGTGCGCTTAATATAGGTAGAAAAGTATTCGGTGATTCTTTTATGATAGCCGATAGCGGGCGTTGGTATCGCCCCGAACGGATTAACGTTCTAAAATGTGTGTGAATACATGTACATTAATACCTTAAAGTTTACTGTATATTTTATATATGCTTCATTTGGAGTCAGGTTATTAGCCTAAGCACTTTGAGTGCTACGTTGGATGAGAATGATATATAGTTACCTACGGATGTTTACCCAAGTCTGTAGCTCTAAGTTAAGTGGTTAAAAGGAGTAGCGTATTCGGTGAAACGGTGCTGCTTATGAAAACCTCATCCAACATTGGCGATGGGTATTTAACGGGAGTAATCCCGACTTATGTTGAATAAACATTAATTTAAAAGACAATGGAAGCAACAAGAAAGATGTTTCTTATAAGAAATTGAAATATATTTCATATGGGTTGATTGATGTGACGAATAAATGAATTTCAGATTTATAATATGATTTAATGTTTTTAACAATAAAACGCACATGAATAAGCCATTTTCTATATTGCTATTTTTTTTGTTACTGTCGTGTTCTTGTTCACGCAAGCTACTTCCATCTTCGACAAATACAACCATAGTAGACCACAACACGACAGTAACGGAAAGAGTAGTATGGCAATCAAAAATAATAACTCTTCCAACAGAACACATACAACATACAACATTTGAAGATAGTTCACACTTGGAAACATCATTAGCCGTATCAGACGCTAAAATAATGTCGGATGGCAGGCTTTTTCATAGTTTGAAAAACAAGAAAGACTTTCTACAAGACAGTATTCCATCTTTGGAAAAAGAAACGGTGGTAACAAAAGATTCGATAATAACCGTAGAGAAAATTGTAAAAGTAGAGGTGGAACAGGAATTGTCAAAATGGCAAAAAATACTGATAAGTATTGGATACATAGGTATCGGTTTCATATTGTTTTCAGGTTACAAAATAGCCCGAAAGTTCGTGTAACTTTCGGGCTTATTTTTATCTATCGACTGAACTTGGCGTTGGACCACTATCCTTTTTCATCCTAAGAATAACAGGAGGTAATTATATACGTTTATACACATACATATTGACGCTTCACCGCCCCGGCTACTGCCGACCACTCCACGTCCTCAACCCCTTCTACCAAGGGTGATATTAGTCCTGGCATAACTAATTTAGTTAAATATGTGTAAATTAGTATGTAATTGCCTTAATTTTATCTTTAGTGTCCGCTTGTATGTCAGTGCCAATAAACAAACTAATCTTCATAATTATTGTTTTTTAAATATTTTGTAACACTATTCATTACGCATTCTACACACCATCCTAAAAGATATGCAAAATGCTCGTCTTGTCCATTTTTATAACCCATATAAATATCGCAATAGTCAAACACATTACAAACATAATGAGTTGATTCGTGAGCTACAGTATTTATTTTTATGCCATCATTTGATAGCCAAATAAGTACACCTAAATTATTTGTATTTTTCTCTCTTACATTGATAGTCAAGCCATAACATCGTTCAATTTCATCTTTAGATATATCTATCGGGTCATGATTGTGGTTGGTAAATTTTCTATTGATTTTTTTCCATTGGTCATTCCCCACTGCAACATACAGTTTAAGGGGATATATTTTAGGATCATATTTTGTTATCATCGCAAAACGTCTTTTAATAATATATCAGGATGTTCTTCTTTAGGTTTATACTCTTTGAATCTACCTATAAAACCACTTGCATTCATGTTAGCTTTCTCGTATAAATCATCTGTAAGAGAAGCCTTGTATAACTTCATCTTTTCTTCAAAATGGTAATCAAGTTTAGGTTGATCAATTATAACAGCTTGTATATAACTCCATGAATATTTCCATAATAAAGCCCAATCCTTAATTACTACCAAACCTCCGAATAGCTTTAAATCTCCTCTGAATTGGGGGAAATCTTTTTGGATAGATCCTCGTGAGCCGATTTTGCATCGAGAGATAATTTCATGGCATCCTTCTTGCTTAATGTCGCTGTCGTATCTATCAAGAACGCTAAACGGATTGTATTTGTAAAAAAATCACTTACATTAGCCCCCTCCACGATGGCTTCTATCAACGGAGTGAGTTCCTTGTGGTCATAATGCCTGCTTAACCACCAAGCATATATACGTCTTGCAAAAGGAATGATTTCAAAAAACCAATAGTTATTTAATATTCCTGCCGCAGCAACTTTGTATGGAATAGACGCATCATTTTTCATTATTGCAATCATTTCTTTCTTTGCTGTATCTGGATTGATAATATCACGAATCAGCAGTTTATCCACAATATAATCGTATGCTCCCAAACGAAGACCGCGTATTTTAAATTTCTTGTTACCAACCATAACTTCTTTATATTTATGAGTGGCAAACTTCTGCATCTTTATCTGATCATCTAAGTCAGGTTGTTTCCAGTTGAATATTCCCATTTTTAAACTAACTTGAACGGTTTAATCATTAATTTCCCTTTCACATCTACCTTTGATATGTTCTTTGGAGTATTTGTATAAACGAATACCCTTGTATATTTAGACGATACAATATCAAGTTTGGCATCGTCAATCAAAGAAACATGAACTATGCTGTTATCAAGCGCAACAAGGCTTACACGGCTGTTATCCTTGACATACATTTCTCCTATACCGAAATCGTTGAATGTGACAACACAATCACACGAACCATTAAAAATAGACCATTTAGGATTGCTTATGAACAGGTTTGTATCATCAACGAATACATTAAACTTCTCCCTAAATCCTGCAAACTCCTTCTTGATTATTTCATTTGACGGGTATCTGTTAAGCAGGCAGAAATCAATGTATCTAATATACATCTCGCATAATTCATATTTATCTAGGTTACCCCATTCGTTCAATCCTTTTTCGCAAGCTCCAAGACTTATAGCCTTTTGCTTTAATTTATCAGACAATTCTTTATCTGTCATGGTGTTATTTTTTACAGCAAAAATACAACAAAGGTTAACAAAAATCAAACACAATCAGTTAAAAAACAATAAAAGCCGGACGAAAACGCCCGGCTAATAATTCATCACCCGTCTACATCAACCACCGACACCCGAATTGTCAAGTTCAAGAACCATCATGGTTTTCAAATACTGAGTGTTAACTTCCAATGCTGTCACAGTAACGGAGAATCCAAGGTATCCAGCGTTACTTGGAGCACCTGTGAAGCTGACAGCCCATGATGCCTTCGGGAAGAAGATCATACGGTCACCAGTACCGTTGATAATACCGATAGGACGTACAAACTGCTTGAATGAGCTTGCACCAAACGCTTTCAGTCTCTGAGAAGTTCCCTTACCGAAAGCATCAACAGTATCAGTTAAATTACTTAATTCCAACTCAGCCTTGGCTTCGTTCCCTTGTGTAAAGAAAGCGAAAGCAGCTTTTGAAGTGGACATACCTGTAAAAGTAAATGCCATAGTACCCGGTGTGATATTCTGGAATACGGTAGCACCCTGCTCGTTCTTTGTTTCAGAAGTATCAGCGTCAGTACCAGCGGATTCCGTAGTACCAGATTCAATATTGGGAAGAATCTTCGGATTCTTAAAACTTGAATATTGAGTTTCATCGGTAATCTCAATCGCATCAAATGTCAAAGCAGCCGACTGCCCGTTCAAGTAAGCAGGGCTGGTGTCTAAATTTACTCGTGCCATTCTATTTTCTGTATTTAAAAAGTTATTGTTAATTGTTGAGAGCGTATCTACCGATGCGCCTCCACTGTTTTTTCTCACGTTTTTCATGCGGCTAATCCTTTGAAATGTCAACATTCAACAGGACGGACATATAATAGAACCCAACCCCGTCAAACATTGGTGGTAAAACATTAAATATCTCGAAATGAAGCTGCACAGTCTTTTGCGGGAACAGTTCTACCATTTTCTCACTCAACGCATCCATGACAGACGGATATACGTTCCCGGGCAATGCCCTTACAAACAGAGTAACCGTAGCCATTGTTTCGCCTTTCCCGAAGTGACCATAAGGGCCGCCCTCGGTATTGCTGACAATTCTTGTATTGTTGTTTACGACAATAAAACTAGTTACCTTATCATCAACACTTGCAGGACGCTGCACCTTATATACATCGTCAGCAATCTTCTTGTCCAATACAATATTGTACAAGGTGGTATTTATTGTTGAAGGATTAAAGTAGCCCATAACTTCACTTAAAATATTTGTTTAACATATTAGCTGCAATTTTCTTAAAAACCACAGTATATTTACCCCCTTTTAAATCTGTCTTTGTCTTAATCCAAGAATCTGAAAGAACGTTCAACAGGTGATAGTTCTCAACATACTTGGCATAATACATGACAGCAGCGACAACCAGTTCATATTTTTCAGAACCATCGGATTTATAACTGTTGAAGAAATTTTCGGCAAGTTCACGCCCCCAATACTCGACATTGTTACGTTTCCTAGGCTCATTTGCAACTTTCGTTGCATTTGCCCACACAATCTTCTTTAGGACCCCATCTTTGTAAATGCCACATCCATAACTATCTTCAAGATTGAAAGTTTGGTTGGTAAAGCCCTCCAAGTCTTTTATATCATCCATGACATTCGTGGCAATATCCTCCATGAACTGCATGATAGAAGCATCCAAGGCAAGCTGGACATTACTACCAAACTCTTTCAATACTTTATCGTTGTTATTTGCCTGCATTTTTTGTACTTGTCTTTCTTGTTACTGGTTTACTCAGTTTCTCAATCTGCTTTTTTAGCAAATCTCGATCATCTTTAGCGCATTTCAGTTCTGTTTTAATATCATTCAGTTCATTGTAAAGCTCCTGTATCTTCTGATAAGCATTGTGGAGAGATTGCTGATAACTCAAAATTTCCTCTTGCGCCTTCTTCAACTGAGCACCCTGAATAGCAAACCCCTTTTCAAGATTGTCCAAGGTAGAAGAATCAATTTCAGTTTCCATCTTTTCCTTCTTCTGCTTAAACATTAACATTGAAGTTAGAAGGGTTATGCCATTTGTACCCAACAAAGCAAGTATTATTTCCGTCCAATTGATTGTCATAGTATTCTAGTTTTCTATTTGGTTAAAGTATATCACCGTACCAAATTCCATATTGTTAAATGGAGGTTTCTTTATCTCACGCCAGCTATTACTGTTGTCCGAAAACGGATGGTTGAAATTCTGCCAATCCAACAGACACCCGGAAGGTATGGTTACATCGTTATCTTCTAGGTAGGCAGCATATTCGGACTTGTCAACATCATTCGTTTCCGAACCAGTATCCTTTTCCTGTATGTTTGCCCTTCCTTCGTATATCATCTCCCAATACGGGGTGGTCTGATATTTATCCGAACTGTTCTTGTTCTGATAAATTCTCACCATATCAGGAAACATATCCTCACCTAAAATACTCTTTCCCATACTACCATCTTAATCTAGTTATTTCAACATCTGTTCCAACATCCAAATTCAAACCCCATTTGGCGTATAAATCCTTTGCGCGTTGCTCCAATCTTTTCTTGTCATTGATAGAAATAGTCTTGCTTGTGTCGGTAATTGACCAGTTCCCGGCTTTCTTTGTCTTTCCCTGTATCGTTGAAGGGGCAGTACAAACAATGAGCAACAAATCAGCATAAGCCAGATCCTTCTTCATCTCAGACGTTTCACGGCTGTCATCAGACAAACGAAATCCCCATTTCTGGGCAACACTGATATATGATGTGTTTTTCAACTCATAGTCAATCTGTGCTTTCAGATATTCACGCATAGACATATAGAAATATGCTTCCACCTTCATGTTACCCTTTGCTGTTATCTGAGGGGTAACTTGAATAGTGAACGGATTATCCGAAACTTTCAGTCTATCCTCCGGCTTCAATGTTTCATTGTCGGCAATAAGCCAGTATCCAAATTCAACACTTTCTTCGGGAATAGCTTGGAGCGTGAGAGTATCTCCAATGAAATACTCCCCTGCGCCCTTTGCTGTGCCTTCGCCATTTATATCAATAATGACCTTCATGGTTCAACTTTTTACAATCCCGTAGTTGACTGTTCGTCAACCTTCATAATGATAAGGTTGTTCGGATTCTTCATCACAGGACATGCCCACAACTCACCTGAACTCTTCTCAGCATACGGTTCAGAAGAATACTGATGCAAGAACGCGATACGTCCGCCTTCCAAAGAAGAAATACGTACAGCCGGGTTGGTATCCTGCAAATACATTGACGGTGAGTTCTTGATACGGAAGAACTGACCGCTCTGAACAAGAACAACGGTGTTCTTTTCAAAAGACGGTTTGGCTTCCTCAATCACACCGAGTTTGTTCCATTTTGATTTCTCATCAACAGGAATAATTACAGGAATAGAGAATACCTTCATCAGCACATCAACAATTTCCTGATTGTTCATAGGATAGATTGTAGTAGATGCTGCGGCAGGAACAAGACGTGCCTGTACTGCTGCTGTCACTTTCGGGTGCATCAAGAAATTATCATACAAATCCTTTGACATTTCAAAATGATCGTATGGCATACTGTCATTGTCGGCAATCTTGCACATTCTTTGAAGGTCTTTAATAGGATCAGCGTTCTCGTTCGGTGTCCAGTCTGTATCGCTAAACCATTTCTGTTTTAACGCTTTCAACTTATGTTTTGCAGGAACACGATAGTCGATCTGAACAGGAATTGAGTTAGTACCACTGGCTGTATAGTTAAGCATACCTGTAGAAAGAGCCTGATAAGTCATACAGTTCAACTCGGTATGGAAACCTTGAATACACGCTTCCATCTTTGTGAACCACTTCTCACGGATCTTGTCAAGCAATGCACCTTGCGGAATGTCAAGTTCATAGAACTCCTGAATATCGGTTTCCATAAACTGAATGGCGTGACCCATCTTCGGAATACGGCCCGAATACCATTCAAATCCAGTAGTGTCCATAATAGGCTTTTCAGCCAAAGGAGCCAGCATTACAGGACGGGTAGCCTGTGTGTATTCGTCAACCATGACATTCCATGATTTACTCATCTGAGGAACATCCCAATCTCCGTAGCTTCTCCAGTTTTCGTTATCAAATTTCTGATTGGCATAATCCATAAGTTCCTGCATCTCCCCAGAGAAATGCCAATCATAGAAACTAAATGTCGATCTTTGCATAAAACGAAAAAATTTAATTAGTTATACAATGTGTAACGGAAAACGCAAGGATATGATTCATCATCCTTCATCGCCTTTTTGATTGCCGAAGCTACGGGCGGAATGCGTTTTTCCAAAATCTCACTTGTCACCATCCATGCACCGTTGAAAGGATAGAGAGTGGCACCGGGAATGGTGTCAACATCATAAGGCAGGATAGCATTAGGAATAACCTTGAATTTTGCGCTAGCACCAACCTGTGTAACTTCAACCAAAATATCGGTCAATTCCAATTTATCTGCATCCCCAGACAATGTAAGGATGTCATATTCGTCATGAGACGAATCAATAGCGTTAATGGTATAACCAGTTGTAGTACCTGCGGCAGTAGTAGGTGCTTTACCGACAACCATGCCAACCTTGGCAACTGTATTACCCATGATTTTTTCAACTTTTACCGTAGCACCAGAATCCGATTTCTCGTACATTCTGAATGAATAGTGAATGTCACCGCCATTCTGCTTTGAGGAATCACATTTAATCATGGTACCAGCCGGAAGTTTGTTCCCAACTGTAGGCATACGTTCTACTGAAACGTTACATCCTACCAACAGTACGTGCAAAGACGTATCATTAGAAAAGATATGTCTTGCGCCACCAATCTTACTATAACTTGTTGCAAGAACTCCTGCTTTCATAATTAAAAAAACTATTTGTTAATTTTACTGTAATATCGGCTGACAATGTTGTTTTCCTTGTTAGCCTTATCTTCTTCTCTCTTTCTATCTATGAATGACTTTACATCGCTAGAACCACCCTTGTCAGAGATAAAAGGATTAATGCCATCCTTTGTGTATTTAGTACACGTTTCATTGTACTTTCCCTGTATTTTCAGAAGAATGCTTGTATCTTCCTCTTCGGGCGAAATCTGAATGTTCTCAAAAATGATGTTGCGCAACAACTCGTTAGGCATACCCGCTTCCGGGCGTTTAATCAAATCAGACAGCTTCTTGCGCTTTTCAGTTACAATCTGCTTCTGCTTTTCCTCCTGCTCTTTAGCTTCAAAATCTTTCTTGAACTTTTCAAACTCTTCAAGTTTAGCCTTGACATCATCGGGCAACTCAAACGGTTTCGGTTCGGGTGCTGGTGTCGGTGTAGGTTGTGGTTGCGGTTGCGGTGCTGGTGTAGGTTGTGGTGCAGAATGTGATTTTTCCCATTCCTTTTTCAAGTTGGATATCTCCTGTTCCTTGATTGTATCCCACTCTTTGCGCTTATCAGACGCAAACGCTCTTACCTGACCTGCCACAGTGTTCTTTAAATGATTCACAACACTTTCATTCCAGAACTTTTCCGCATTTTCCTGCGGTGCGAACGCTGAGAACTCATTAATTGTCTGTTCGATTGTACGATCTGTAATAACGGAGCTACTTTCTCCCAACGCATTCTTGATACCTTCAAAAATGACTTTTACATTTTCATCCATATACTATTTATTTTTTTTTATGTGATTCATGCACAAGACCTTTGCGCACAGTAAGTACCTCTTACCGATGCAAATGTAGTTAAAAAATGTGTATAAGCAAAAAAATATTTAAAAAAATATTATATTTGCGGGATACATAGAAAACGATGGAAGAAATTGACTTAAAATACCGAGGATTAAAGACTAAAGATGTTGTCAAATCGCTGAAACGATATGGCAAAAGGGGAATCATACCATATAAAAGCCTTGATTTCGTCCAAAGATATATAGAGGACAGAAGAAGCAAGGGGTACAAGGTAAATATGCTTGCCCCACAGAAAGGTTCACAGGAGGCATTTCTAAGGAACAGGGCAGGAATAAAGATACTTCACGGGAATCGTGGGGGAGGAAAATCCGTATGCCTTGGAATGGATATACTGAGTTCATGCAACCACCCGTCATTTTCCGCACTTGTTTTCCGTAAGGACAAGACATCCGCAGAAAAAGCGGACGGTATTCTTAAAGTGGTTTCAAAGATGGTTGAACCTTATGGTGAGTATATTGATTCAAAACGCCTTTCAAGACTTGACGCAGGAGGTGAAATACGATACGATTATTTCGGGGATGCCTGCTTGTCGGGAGAAAAAGGCATAAATGAATTTAAGGACAGACAACAGGGTGGTAACGTTGTGAAGGTGGCGATAGACGAGTGCTCACAGGCAACAGAACCTATCATAAACTACCTTCAAACGGTATTGCGTTCATCATCAGGACTAAGAACAAGTCTTACAGGCGCGTGCAATCCAAACCCGTACAGCGATTTCTGGAGAGCACTGGTATCATGGTGGGTGGACGATGACGGAATAGCAATTCCAGAAAGATCGGGAAAGGTAAGATATTTCTTTCAATATGGAGATACTATACATGAAACAGCATGGGGTGACAGCCCACAAGAAGTATTTGCTCAGGCAAAAGATTATATCATCGCAAGATTCGGTAAAAATACCAAAATTGACGAAACAAACTGTAAAAGATACATCAAGAGCATAACCTTTATAGCTTCCGGTCTGGAAGATAACAAGATACTTATGGCTTCCAATCCCGACTATCAGAAAAACCTTGGAGGAACAGCACAGGAAGTATCCATAAACGCATTAGGTTCATGGAAGCTGATAAAAGGGGGAAACGAGTGGATAACCCGTGACGAAATGGAGGAAATGTTCTCATCTCAGCCTGTGTTTGACGATTATTTTGAATGTGCTACACTGGATATAGCATACGGTCTTGGTGACGTTTGTGTAATGGGGCACTTCATAGGACATCACTTACAAGACCTAGAATGGTCAAACACATTAAAGCCTAGGGATTTGAACCGATGGGTAAGAAACAATCTACGGAAATGGGGAATCGGTGAAAACAGACTGGCATTTGACGGTCTTGGAGCACCTACATTCCGTGACGCATTTCCCGAAAGCCTGGCAATACTTAGAGGCGTTCCGAAAAGACTAGACAAAAGCAAGGATGATCAGCCTGTAAGATTCTATTTCGATCTAAGGGCACAGCTTGCCGATGAGATGGTAACACGTATAAAAGGAACAAACCTAGGATATTGCGGATTCAGTATAAACCCGGAACTTCTCGAAAAACCGTATGTGAACAAAACAATACGGGAAGCACTGATGGACCAGAGAAGAGCAATAAGACGTGACGTGGAAAGGGAAAACGGGAAACTAAGACTGCTGAAAAAACAGGAAGCAAAAAAGATTGTAGGATGCTCGCCCGACTTGATAGAAGGAACATTTTTATACAGGACATATTTTGATATATGCGATGTAATGATTGACATACCTAACGATATAATGGATGAATTAAAATATTTATAATTACCTATGGAAATTTTAAAATTAGACGTTTTATTACGAAAAGAACCGTTCAAAGTGGCACTTCCGTCAAGATGTGACGATGGAAGAGGTGGAGGAACAAAGAAAAAGCCAAGACGCTCCACTTTGATATACAAATATATGTCACAGGATGATTTCCTAGCGCAATGGGATACATCAGGACATTATATACATAACAGACCCGACTGGAAAGACAGTATCCCGTCAGACGAGGATTCCACATCATCGGATGATGAAAGCGCGAATGTAGGTGCTCAGAAAAGGAAAAAGAAATCGACATCAACTCCCTACGTACTGCAAAGACGAGCATTTCCTCTTCAAAGGATGATACACAAGAAAAGGGTATCACACCTGTGTACCAATCCTCTTAAATTTCAGATAAAGAAAAGCGCGTCAAACCAGCAGAACAGGGATAAGCTGACAACATACAAGGAATACTGGACTGATTCTCTCATGGAAACAGCCAAGTTTGAACTTATAAGCGAAGCCGGAAAGGTAGGAGATGCTGCCATATATATATATAAGGATAAGGACGAGATAAAATACAGGTCTTTCAGCTACTCAAAAGGAGATATACTGTATGAACATAAAAACAGAAGAGGGGAAAGAATAGCTTTCGCAAGGGAATATACAACCACATATATCTCGGCTGATGGAGAAGAGCATACAGACACACTTGTCGATGTATGGACTAAAGATGAGTTTTACACGCTTGATTCCAACGGAGATATAGCAACGGATATTGACGAAAACGGAAATATCATACAACTGCATCAATTCCATAACCTGGGATTTATACCTGTAGTATATCTACGGCTTGAACTTCCATTTTGGGGGGCAGTACAGGACTTGATAGACGATTTCGAGTTCTTAATGTCCATGATAGGAGAATACAACACACGACAGGCATTCCAAATGCTACTTATCAAGACAAACGGAAGAATAAACATTCAAAGAAACGGATTGGGAGGAACTTCCATTTTACGTGTAGGAGCAGAAGATGATGCACAGTTCATGGGTAAGATGGACGCTTCAAACTCACTTTTCACCGAAATAGATAACATATACAACGGGATACTTGACGGAAGCGGTGTCGTTCCGCCAATGCAATCATCGTCAGGTGACAGACCTACTGGAACAACGGCAATGTATTACGAGCCGGAAATGGAATGGGCGAGAAGTGATGCACAAATGATGAATACAGCCATAAATGACATGGCCAATATATTCAAATACTACGTAGGAGTAATGGAAGGTGACGCAACAGGTTATAACGCTCTAAGAATAAACGCTACCATAGAGCCATACTCATACATAGACTTCTCTGAATGGAACAATACACTCGTTCAACTTGTAAACTCCCGAATAATATCATTACAGACAGCAAGAGAAGAAAGCGATTTCTCAGCAAATAACGAAGATGATAGAATGGACGAACAAGACAGGAGATTAAACGATATGGAAGCTAGGGTGATAGAGGAAAATAATGAAAACAATGAAAACAACGAAAACAGCTAAACTATGGTAAAATTTACAAACTTTCTAAGAAAAATCAGAAGGGCATTGGACTATATATGCCTTAACAATTTGAGAGTTGACGGAATGGAACACCTCATTGCAGGAATACTTGTAGTGAGCGTGGCGCAATGGTTTTTCTCCGTATGGACAGCAATAGCACTAACCTTGTTTATTCTTGTAGGGAAAGAAATCGTCTACGATAAGTGGCTTAGACAAGGAGTACCCGAATGGAGAGATGTATTCTGGGGAGCAGTCGGTATGGTACTTGGATTGATGTGAAAAAAATCACACCACAAGTTTTGATATATAAAAAATTATGCTTTTCTTTGTGGTGAACGTCATAACATAATAATATTTGGCAAAATAAATCGAACAGATTTTGTACAAGATATTAAGAATCCCTCTAAGGTGGCAGAAAGGAAACAATCTGCGACTTCTATGCCCTGCGTATGTTGTGACGTTCACACCTACGGAGGGTTTCTTTTTATCACAATTCGTTAAAATATGAACGTCACAACGAATGAACTTATTCCTATTAGTGATAATAACGGTAAGAGAGCCGTTAATGCACGTGATTTGCATTCTTTCCTTGAAAGTAAAAGGGATTAAAGATCGTATTAAATCTTATGATTTTATTGAAGGTGTTGATTTTCAATCATTCACCGAAATTGTGGAGCGAGAAATAGGAGCTACTAAACGAATCGAATATGCTCTATCAATCAGTATGGCAAAAGAGCTATCCATGATTGAGAACAACGAACGGGGAAGGCAAGCTAGAAAATATTTTATCGCATGTGAGGAAAACAAGCATGAACTTTCCCGAAAGGAGCTTGCATTAATGGTTATACAAGCCGAAGAGGAAAAAGAACGATTGGCTTTGGAAAATAAAAAGCAGCAGAAACAAATAGAAAAACTACAGCCCAAAGCGGACTTCGCCGACGCAGCCTTCAAAAAAATATTGTTTTCGTTTGGTAGTATGGAAAGTTTGCGTAACTTTGTACCGTTCACAGATGACGATTGCATTCGTTACGTTAAGCAAGCGGTTAAGTTGCTCATATCATACATGGGCTTTTTTTATGCCCTTATTGGATATTGGCGGTTGCCTTTACGTAAGATTATAGTATTTGCTCTCGTAGCGAATGCGCCATCTGTGAACAGCGTAAAGTGCAACCGCTTTCTTTTTGATAAAGTTGCCACATATAATTTCTTATAATCTTAAATGTTCACAGATTATGGCAGAATTAGTATTTCAAAACAGCAACGGCAACGATGTGACTACTTCGTTACTTGTTGCGGAAGTGTTCGGGAAAGAACATAGTAAAGTAGTCAGAGACATTGAAAGTCTTTCATGCTCAGCGAGTTTTAATGCCGCCAATTTTGGCGTTATTACCTACATCGATAGTAGAAATCGAGAACAGACCGCTTATGAAATGACAAAGGACGGTTTTAGTTTCCTTGTCATGGGCTACACTGGGGTAAAAGCCGGAGAGTTTAAGGAAAGATTCATCAATGAGTTCAACAGACGGGAAGCCCTACTAAAGGATGATGATTACATCTTGATGCGCTCCCAGCAGATTCTACAGAAACGTATAGAGATTGCGGAGGAAAAGATTAAGTGTCTTGAACAGCAAAATTCCAAGCTCCAGCCGAAAGCCGACTTCGCCGATAAAGCCTTCAAAAAAATATTGTTTTCGTTTGGTAGTTTAAGGAATTGTTGTAACTTTGTGGTGCCAAACAATAGTAAAGTATTCTTTCTCCGTAGAGCACGGTTATAGCTCACTATATTAGCTGGGCTTTTTTTATGCCCAATCGCTTGTATGAAAATACACGGCTGTCTTTCCTGCGTAATATTTCCTCTTCGGAGAAAATCTTACTATTGTTTGGCGACACGGGAAATGGCAGCCGTTTTTCTGTCTATAATTATAATGCCAAACAATAGTAAGTATGGAAAGTTTAATTCCAAATCAAAAAGGTATGACCTCCCTTGAAATAGCAGAGGTCACGGGTAAACAACATGCCCATGTTATGCGTGATATTCGCAATCTATTATCGCAAGGTGTAGCCGAATCCAATTTTGGATTGGGCTCATACACAGACGCTAACGGTCAAGAAAGACCTCTATTTAATCTAACTCCGAAAGGTTGTCTTATTCTCGCTTCGGGCTACGATGCAGTTCTACGTGAAAAAATCATAGACCGTCTTGAATATCTCGAAAATGAGAAAAAGGCTATCCAAACTCCGCAAACCTATCTTGAAGCCTTGGAAGCTTTGGTAGCTTCTGAAAAGGAGAAAGAACGGTTGCGCATTGAATCGGAGCAACAGAAAAAGCAAATCGAACAAAAAGATGCCAAGATTGCCAAAATTCAGCCCAAAGCGGACTTCGCCGACAAAGCCTTTGCAATGGAAGGCAAGTGCGATATAGGACAGGCGGCAAAGATACTTGGATTGCCTTTTGGGAGAAACTCTTTGTTCAAAAAACTTCGTGAAGCAGGAGTATTCTTTGCTAACAGGAACGAACCAAAACAGAAATATATTGATGCTGGGTATTTCGAGATGAAAGAAAAACCTATTCCAAGAGAGAATCACCCAGGTTTTGTCGTGATGGTTGTTCTATGCACACAAAAAGGTCTTGCATACATCAATCACCTGTTTGGCGGAAAACCGTCCGATGGAAAATTGGCGAGAATAGTATAGCACTGTACATAATCTATTATTACTAAAAAAACAAGGAGCGACAAAAATATCGCTCCTATATTTCCTTTAACGTATAATTGATCACTTTATCGTAACCCAAACCTGTTCGCCACGCTTTATTGCATCGTCAATCAACTTGTTCAACTTGTCAGATGTATAACGTGATTCGGTAAGTCTGCCTTTTGATGTATTGTTACCAACAAGGATACACCCGGCAGAATCCTTTGCTGTATTCCCAGAGTGAAAAAGAATACCCTCAAAATGAGGAACATTCAACAATCTTGGCATATTACGTCCGAATTTTGGGGACCAGTTGTATATCACCTGGTATCTACCGTAAGGTATGGCAGATTCTCCATAAACCTTCTTCTCGTTCCCATCAAAAACTCCGTTCTTATTCACGTCAACGATTCGATCTTCAAGCGTATTACTGAAAAACTCACCATTAATATACAAACGCCCTATAGTATAATCAGGCTTACACCATTTTCTTTCTACTAATAGTTCCATGAGGTAATTATATATGATTAATTATACACATACATATTGACGTTTCACCGTCCCGACTACTGCCGACCACTCCACGCCCCCAACCCCTTCTACCAAGGGTGATACTAATTTTGTTAAATAGTGTTTAATTGGTTATAAATGCCTTTTTATTTATTGATACATTGCAAATGTACAAAAAAAGTAGGTATTGCAAAACAATTAACAATATTTATACATTTTATTATTGCAAAAATACCATATTTTTTGTTTCTTTGTATAACAATAAATGAACCATTACGATGTTTTTACTTTGGCAGCAGGCAGATGTGAATCTTCACTGTTGCCTTTTTTGTTACATCATACATAAACACATAATATATGATTTGTACAATGACACCCAATGAAATAAAACAATTCCGTAATTATATGCGTAAATGTATATCTATGAATTTTACGCTTGAAGAAAAAGAATGTATAATCAAGAAGAAAAAGGAGATAAAAGAAGCAGGAGAAGCTATAAGAAGAAACAATGGAGGGAAAAATCCAATACTAGGTTTCTGATTTATATTAATTTGTATGGTAAATTAAAGTCTAATACATACCTTTGCACTATGGACAACGAAAGAGAAATATTATCGAAACTTGACGCTATCATACAGAACCAAAAGGTTTTGTATGAGAATCAAATTGTAATCTTTCAAACTCTAGCATCAATCGGGCAAAAAGTTTACAGCCAAAGTGATTTCAAGAGTTTGATGATAAACATGGTAGCAAACGGTATAACAGAAAGAGTAGAAGCCAATGATCAACAAAGAAGAAACATCTAAGATTGCAGACTATTACTTCCAGGTAAAAAGACTTGCAAACGGTATAAAATCGTCAACCAGAGAGCGTGCGGAGAAGTTTTCTAAAGACCTTCTAGCCGTATTTCTTTTGGCAGGGGCTAAATCGTTTAAGTCAATATCAAAACTCCCGGATAGCCAAAAAGAAAAAGTGCTGGAACTGACCAAAAAGTTCCGCGAGGATATATATAACGACATATACCAATATGTATTGGAAAGCAATAAACTGTCACTCGAATTAAACGATGATCTTGGATGGGAGTATATTTCAATGACGGACAACGGTATTAAGGAATACATGGAAAGGACATACGGTGGAGAAACAACAAAGCAGAGAATAAACACAAATACAAACAGATTCCGCGCTGTTGTTGAAGTATATCTTGCCAATACATTACTGTCCATAAAAACGAACAATATAGAGAAAATAACAGATGATGTTCAAAAGAAGATATGGAACAACATATCATCACCATATAATGTATCATTTATTCCGCCAAGCAAACAGAAACACTATGGGAGAGGATATGCCACAAATGGTATAAGCCAGTTGTATGTTATAGAGCAACAGATGATTCTAGGAATTTTCAATGAAGCAAATTACAACTCATGGAAAAACATTCCAAATTTCAAGGGATGGAGGACAGCAGTAACGTCTAAAAATCCATGCCAGTTCTGCATTGACGAGCAATACAGAATACACACAGACAGACCTAAGCTGCCGTTCCATGCCCATTGCTTGTGTATATTATATCCAGTATTCAATACATAATAACTTGATAATCAACATACCATTGAGTAACATTACCATAAGACGGTGGATTACCAGCATCAACCACATCATTACGAGTAAATGATTTAGGAATATTTGTGCACGAAGGCATCAATATATTACCTGACCATTGACCTGTATAAGATCCATCTTTCGCCCTCCATCTATATCTAGCGTATGGTCTGCCGGATGAAGCAACGTAATCACTAGAAGTGTTATTTGTAATGTTCAATCTGCAGGTATTTATATACGTTTATACACGTACATATTGACGCTTCACTGCCCCGACTACCGTCGACCACTCCACGTCCTCATCCCCTTCTACCAAGGGTGATATTAGTCCGAACCGTTTGATGTTCACCGAAGCGAGAATGTCACGATCATTGTGCCTTCCGCATTTCGGGCAAACCCATTCACGGTCACTTAGTTTCAATTCACTATTAACGTATCCGCATATACACGTCTTGGAACTTGCTTCAAAACGTCCGATACGTATAAGGTTGCGTCCATACCATTCGCACTTGTATTCAAGCTGTCGGAAAAACTCGCTCCATGAAACGGATGATATGGATTTTGCAAGACGGTGGTTTTTCAACATACCCTTTACATTCAAATCCTCAATGATTATCGTTTGGTTTTCACGGACAATCTTTGATGTGACTTGATGCAGGAAATTGTTGCGTTGGTTGGAAACCTTCTCATACTGTCTTGCCAGGATTTTTCTTGCCCATTCTCTTCGGTTAGAACCTTTCTTTGTCTTTGAGAATCTTCTTTGCAACACCTTTAGCCTTGCTTCCGATTTCTCAAGATATTTGGGATTGGCATACACATCACCGTTCGAACAAACTGCAAAATCCTTTATACCGACATCTATACCGATAGACGTATCATATCTGACAGCAGGCTTTACAGGTATTTCCTTTCCATCGTCAACAAGGACAGAAATGAAATATTTACCCGTTGGCGTCTTGCTTACCGTGGCAGAGCATACTTTACCGTCAAACTTCCTGTTTGGAAAGAATTTAACCCATCCAATCTTTGGAAGTCTTACCTTATTGTTATCAAGGTCAACAGACACCGAATTTATAGCCTTGTATGACTGTCGGCTGTAATGCTTCGCCTTGAAATTTGGGAAGCCTGCCTTTTCACGGAAGAACTTCACGAACGCGCTGTCCATATTTCTTATGGATTGTTGCAGACACTCGTTTGATACTTCCGAAAGCCATTCCTTTCCATCTTCCTTTTTAAGCTCTGTAAGCATCTTAGCCAGTTCAACCCATCCTATCTTCGTCTTGTCACGCTGATACGCTTCTATACGTTTGCCGAGCATATAGTTATACACAAACCTACAACACCCGAAAGATTTATTGAAGAAAACAATCTGCTCAGGAGTAGGATTAAGTCTATATTTATATGCTCGTTTCATATTGCAAATATAACTATAAATTAAATTATGGCATAAATAATTCAGTTAAATAGTGTTTAATTAGTTATAAATGCCATTTCTTATTTACAGAATCATAAATTATACCAGGTAAACTAGCGTTGTCAAATGAAGGGCTAGACGCTTCTTTGGGTTTTATATAACTCCACATATTAATTTTTTCGCTAAGACAAGCATATCCCAAATCATAACCGTTACTAGTAGGACCGATGCCTAAGGTAGGATATACATCACTATCCAACCCTACAGGTGCGGTGATTTTACCGTTAGAGTGACCCATAATCACCCCCTTCCTCTATAACGGTATAAGAACCTTTACAAACAACAATGCCATTACAACTGATACTACGACAATGAATATCGCCATCAATTATAACAGCATCAGAAATGTCATAATCGCTAGGAAGCTCCTCACCACATAGTGTTATAACTTCGACTGCCCCTGTGCAGCTAGACTGCCCCTGTGCAGCTAGACTGCCCCTGTGCAGCTAGACTGCCCCTGTGCAGCTAGACTGCCCCTGTGCAGCTAGACTGCCCCTGTGCAGCTAGACTGCCCCTGTGCAGCTAGACTGCCCCTGTGCTCCCTCGCTTCGCTTCGGTCGCACACCAAATTTCCATTTACAAACAAATTAATTTTCATCTAACTCACGTATTAAATCATTAACATATTTTACACAGGAATCTAACTCGTCATACCCGTCCAAAATCATAGCACCCACAGTAATGTGAAGTTTGTCTATCACTTCTTTTTTGAACAGCACAGCATTTGCCTTGCTTGTATCAGACTTTTCTATCACCGTTATTGCGGAATCAATCATCCTAGTTACTTCGGATGGTGGCATCATGGGAGTGTCAGCACCTTTCCGCCAAGATTGATATTCTCTCAACTTTTTAAGAAGTTCTTTTTTTCTCATGTGTTTAGTAAATAAGGGGTGGTTATAGCATAAATGAAAAGGACTATACCACCCCTACTCGTTTTTCTATGAAAATAATTTAAAATCCAAGCAACAGTATATAAGACAAATGTTGTTGTGAGCTACTCACGCCTAAAGGCATGAGCTTCTTCCTGCTTCTTCCTGTCATTGCTTTTTAGGACAGCCCACAGGCTTTACTTTCCCACGATCCGTGGGTAGGGCTTTTAAACCAAAAGAATGTATGAACAAAAGCGGGAATTCCATCTTAATTATTAAACAACAATCTCCCAATCATCGGCAAACACATCGCTAATAGACGGAACCCATGAATCAGCGCGCCCGGTGTTCTCATTGTAAATAAGACACTGGTTTGTATAGTCAATGAATCCTTTGCCTTTCAGAATAAGGTCTTTTGCTGATTGCGGAAGAGATTGCATCTTTGGAATAATGTCGCTATCAATGTGTGCCGGTACCTGTTTGATAACCCATAGGCCCTTATCATTCCAGCCGTTTCTACGGACAGCATAACCGTATTTAAGAGCCTTGATCGCCATACCAAAGTTCATCTTCCGCACTTCTGCACTATCAGAACCTTGCATACGCTGTATGCGAGTATCAAGAAGCCGTATATAGTCAAACATAGTACAGCACTGCATTTCCAGTAAACACTTGTTGTATATATCATTAACGACTTCATCCATTTTCCCTGAATCTATGAAAGCGGCCAACTTTACATATCTTCCATTGAGTTCTTCGGCTTCTATCTGCATACGGTCAACTAGTGTTTCGGCAATATTATACGCCTTTTCAAACGTATCTTTAGGACTCCAGCTTTCATACCCATCTTCATAACGGACATGATAACCCTCATCATCGAAATTTTCTGTTGACGGTTTTTCTCTAAGAAGATGTTTCCCCCACGCATCACCTCTTGTCATAGGTTCTGCTTCAATCTGTTTTGTTCCAATGTACTTTTTCATATATCTAGTGTTTAATTGGTTATAAATGCCTTTTAATTTACTATAAGTCGGATTTACCGTTAAATGCTCATCGACAATGTTATGGAGAGGTTTCCCGTCAGCAACACTATTCCTACCCCACAGAATTGTTTAATCACTGACCTTAGAGCAAGGAGCTTGAGCAAACACCCCTTGGTAACTATATATTCTCTCCTAACGTACTTAGTCTAATCAACCTGGGCTTTCAGCCTAATGGGTAGTTGATTCTAAACTAAAAATAAAATCGGATGGAGGAAACCCGAAATATGGCAAAAAAGATAAACCTCCATCCGCAAACAAAAACAAGAATTTAATCAATACAAGCAAAAATCACACATTTCGGACAGCATTGCAATGCTAAAAGGGTAAATCATCCCGTCTTTCAGGCTGGACAGGTGCAGGTGATGGAGCAGATGAAGGTGCTTGTGCTGGTTGCGGCATATCTATCTTAAAGCACCCAACTTCATTGTAATATTTACCCTGGTATTCTCTTGCTCTGATTTCAAGATGGGCAGTAATAGTATCACCCTCTTTCAATTGAAGATCACACAGGTTGCCCATTACATAAAAATACACCTCTTTGGTATATGTAGAACCAATTTCTTCAACGAGAAGATTTCTCTTTTGCCAAGGATTACCTGCCTTACTTGTACCAGTCTGTAACTGACCTACTTTCTTTACTTTACAATTTAATACTAAATCCATTTTTTTTATTTTTTATATTTCTCTTCCTTTATTTTGTCCAACTCTCTCATTGCGGACAGCCTTCTTTTGTGAGCGTCCACCCTTATCCAGAAAACCTTCCAGCTAACTTCCTTACCGTTAGTGGTGTTCTCTTTAAGTATCTTGCCACATTTTAAAATCTCGTTGACAAGATAATCATACCGTTCTTTATCATAACAATATCTCATGCGACAAAAGTAATATTAAAAAATAAACTAATACAGAAAACAATATTAAAAATAGTTAATCAAATGGTTAATTCTTCCTCTTCCTCTTTCGACAATGCTTCCACGTCACCATCTTCACCTTTAGGAAAATACAGTTCATCAAGATAATTGCTTGCTTCACTCTTTTCAGCGAAACTCTTTATAACACTACCCCGTTTGCTAACGACACGGTAACTAATATTATCCTCTGCTACAACTTTATAACAATTTAAATCATCCACATCTACGATATCGGGAGCATTATCATCAATACGCATCATGCTTAATATATGAGAATACTCGTTCACCTTCACCGTACAGGAAAAAACATTAGGAACTGGTTCTATTATCAATCCGGCATTTATCAATGAATCAAAAACAGAACGTCTAGGTTTGTATTTCAGTTGCCTCCTTATAAACTTCAACGTTATCATATTATCTCCCCTCTGTGCGGATAATACACACAAACGTAATACCCGTAACGCATCAATACTACATAGAGGCGAAAGGTACTTGTACAACTGGACAGGAGTAAATTTATGGTAATAATCAAATACTCCCTCTTCCTCTATTTCCCTTACACGCCTTTCCCTTTCTTTATTCCTTACCGTCAAATTAGTGGCTTTCCTTACCGACATAGACTATCCTTTCCATGTATCGTTTTCCTTTATCCATTTACGTTCATCATCACTAAGATCGCCTGTTGATTCACGATGATATACACACTTGTTGCATAACCCTGCCTTGGCACGTACACACTTGTCGCAATCGTATGGGAAAAACGCTATGGTGGTCTTGTCGTAGAAATCTTCACCAGCATCATCATCAGAAAGCCAACCTTTGAACTTTGCAAGCATATCAAGTGCACCTTTCACATCCTTAAAATCAGCAGTGTCTATATCAGAACGCTTTAGGAAACTTTCTATAAGACTTATCGCATCTTCAAATTCAAGGTTATCCTTGTTTATCAAAGTCTTTGTCTTTTCCTTATTCTCCCCTTCCAATACACGCCTCATGGATGGTGTCACATAATCGGAAGCAAGCATGGAAGATTTGGCATAATTGACAATCTGGGTTATCCTTGGAGAGTTCACCCATTGCTTGGCTTTCATAAGCAAAGAACGCTCTGACATACCCTCGTCAACAACGTGTGTAGCCCTGTAAAACAAGACAGGATTGGTATCTATGACATAAGCGGACGCAGCCCATAACTCCATCTCATTCGCATCATCAATATGCTTTGCTATATCAATCTTCTTCTGTTTTTCATCGTCAATAAGAAGATTGTTACTAAGGGGAAGTTTACCCCATCCTTTATTCAAACCCATTATCTTTCCTCCTTTATCCTAGATTTTATCTCCCTTACCCTCTCGTCAAGTTCAGAAGAATATTTAAAAAGATTGTATATGCTACTCCTGTCAATACATAGGAAATCAGAAATATCAGACATACTTAAACCCATGTCACGCATGACACAGCACACAAGAGCACGGTTCATCACAATATCATGCTTCCTGCTTTTCCTGTTAACATCAGTATCGGAGAGTCCGCTTGCCGCTAGAACTCTCCTAAAAATCAAAGCGTTATCAGCCTTTTTCCCCATTTTTCACATTCTCCTTGTCCACTATCAATTGCATTATATCAGCGTAGCCAGCCAAATCAACCATATTGTCACGCTTTTTATGGAATCCCTGTCTGCATAGCTTTACAGCTATCTGTACAGCAACACAGTCATAAGGAGATAATTCCTTTCCCGTAATCAAAGAAGCCATCTTGGAAATATTTTCAAAATTGACTACTGCATCACCATAGTCAGACTGCCTGCTGTTGCTGCGGATATCCTTTGCCTCATCAAGAATACTTCTCTCTTTAACATGATCAACATAAGCAATACAATCCGAGAAAAGAATATACTCTTTACCTTGGTCATCCGCACAAAGAAACTTTTCACCATTCTCAAAACAGTATTTAACAGTGACAAATTTACCGAACACATTTGACTTGCTTACAGAATCTTCACCGTGAAGTGAAATGTATTTATCACGGTTTATAATTTTAACCTTGCTGTTCAACGTAACTCCAATCATAACAAATCACCAACTTTTATGTTATCCGCATCCTTCTTGTCAGAAAAGAAGATACGGTCATACTTAGTTTCACCAAACTCAACAAACATGGCTAAGATAAAATACTTGTTCAATACACTGTCATAGCCCTTGTCGTAAATCTTGTTTATCTTTTTTGTTTTCATCGTTTTTCACATTTAATGTCCATACTGTCACCTCCCATCATCATCTTCAACGTACATGTATTGGACATCAGTTCAACAATCTCGTATCTTACGTACTCATATCCATCAACATAACATGTAATGGTTTTACCAGATATATCATAAGTACCGTAACCATTCCCAAAATAGCCCCTTCCTACATAAGTACCATCATGATTAAACTTAGCGTAAGTAGGTCTTATCATAGGATACCATCTACCATCCACTTTCACCTGAACAAGTTCCCATGTGCCAATAATAGCATCCTTGTATTCATCATCCTTATCATTGGAACAACTACACAACCCCAATAATACTATTGAAGAAATAGCAAAAAATAATAAAAATTTCTTTCTCATTTGCCTAAATTATTTGTGGAACCAAAACCTCCATCACCCCTATCCGTTGAATCAAGGCTTTCAACCTCAACAAATTCAACCTCAATATAATTACTGAAAAGAAGCTGAGCAATTCGCTCCTTTGCGGCAATATAGAAAGGCTCTTTCTCAAAACTCTTCACTATAACACCTATACAACCGGTATAGTCACAATCAATAACACCATCCAACACATCTGCGTCATGATACTTCCCGTCAACGCCAATAATACCTTTCAGAGAAAATCCACTTCTCGGCTTGATAATAGCCTTCATATATGAAGGCATCTGAATGGCTATGCCAAGTTTAATCAGGTTACGACCTTTTCTTATCAACGTGTTATCAGGAACATACAAATCATACCCGGCAGCACCATCAGTTTTTTTTTCGGGAAGAACTGCATCCCGTCTTAATTTTACAAATTTTACTTTATCCATTTTTAACATCAGTGTTTAATCTAAATGCGGCTTCCCTAGCCTGATCCTTCGTTCTATACAACTCTATTTTTTCAAACATACGACCATCATCACAGTCATACGTACACAAGGTGACAGCCCACATATTACCACGTGGAGAATAGAAATACTTACCGTAATCCTTTCCCATCACCTTACCGTCAATCCTTATTTCTCCTTTATTAGCCATAACATGCCTTATTTCCTCACCCCAAACTTTTTCCTAAACTCATCAGCAGAACACGCTATGCGCTGACCAAGTTGGTCCACATACAAAACAGCATCTTTAATCATTCGGTCATTCTCACTAAGCATGTGGATAATACTGTCAACGACACACTCTTTGCCGCTACCTAATTCAACATACTTATTACCCATGACAATGCAGTCTTTTTCCTTCAAAGGAACAATACGTTCAATCTTGCCTTCGCGATATTTTTTCAGTTTTTCAAAGAACTCACGGTGCATGACACGCTCGTTCTCATCCATCACATGATAAAATTCACAGCAAATATCGTGAACATCATCTACTGTATTAATCTCATCAAGGTTGTCAATAACATTCTGCAATGCGTCAAAGAAATTCACATCATGCTCATCCAATACTTCTTCCATCATTCTATCAATGGAAGCAATAGCCGCGTTCTTAAAATCAATATCGTCACAACGAAATCCCAAAGAGATATAATTACGCAAGGAAAGAAGGTTTTCCTTAAAATCAATTCCTACTTCAATGTCCATTCTCTAAATTCTTTAATGTTAATACTATTCAAATTATTAATAACAGCATCTCCGATATCATCGTTATGCTTCAATCCAAAAGACAGGATAGGGTGTTCCCACCATCTCGCCACACGTCCTTTGTCACCCCACAAAGATATAGCTTTATTATCAAAGTCGGGGAATAAAATAACATTTTTTGGCAATTTATTTCCAAGCTGGTTCATTCCGCCACAAGCTATCCATATAAAACCGTTACCAAAAGCCATAGAAGCTATTATGGCGGTTTTTTCCGATTCAACCATGCAAGTTATAGCATCGCTGCAATAATCCCCTAAAAAAGGCTTAAAAAAGCCACGATGGGTAAATCCTTCGCCCGTAGTAAACTTCCTGAAAGCATGGGTTTCCTTCTTCCTGTGACCGTTCACACCATATCTTATCCTGTTGTCATGGCACACGTTACCATCCTTGTCGGAATACCAGAACACAGCGGATTCCCTTCCAAGACATCCTACCTTATACCTTGAAAACACATCATTCACGGAATCAACACCGAAAACGCCTGAAAGGTACTCGTACAGGTTATTCCCCTTCCAATGCCCGGAATCGTTAAGCCTGTCAACATACTTCACATCAACAAACCTTGATTCCTGTCTACCCGAATCATACTCCCTCTCGTAGAAATCCTTCAAACTCATCCTGCAACCGTCCGGGCTTGACAGAATCCTAAAAGCATCAGAAGCACTACTGCAACCGGGAAGATAAGATACGAGAAAATCAAACAGGTTGACAGAATCACCGCCCTGCTCGGTAACGGTAATACTGCCCGACTTGTTCATATAGAAAACCAGCTTGTCTTTCCTGCTATGGCTCTCCAGATTTATCCGGGCAGGCAACGTCCACCGCTTACCCCTACGCCTTAAAGGAAGCCCAAGCACTGTGTCAAGATTGGCAAATATATACTCATAATCAATAGAACCCATGCTACTTAAAATTAAGCCATCCCTGTTTCATATCCCTAAAGAAATCCTTCAACGTATAACGATAACCGTCAGGATATCCTAGAAAATCAGAAAGGCATGAAACATATCCTCCAGGCTTACGTCCACTCGTCCATCGGTACACCATTTCGGCAGGAACCATAAACACAAGAAGAACAAATAAAATGTCAACGTATATGAGAAACATGACAAAACGAACAAAACACCTCATAATCATTCCTCCACATCCCCTAAAAGAAGTTTCTTCGCATAACGCAACGCAAACTCCCAATTGTAATAAAACGTACCTAGCAAATCAAAGAACAGGCTATACACAGCATCCTTGTCACCATCGGGAACGGAATACATGATATCATCCATCATACGGATATCATCACTGAACCTAGCATTCTTTGTCGTATAACGCCACAAACCGCCAACGGCAAGTATCTTGGCGTGTTCATAAACATGACCGTCAATGGAATATACATCACAAACGTAATCATTAAACCAATCCTCATTGTCAAGCACACCACTAACAGGACTTGCCGACAAAATCATATTAACAAACACACCAAAATGACAATACTGCTCTATCTTACCCGAATCATTGTCAAACTCAACCTTGAAAGCATCCTTGCCGCTCTCATTAATACTGCAAACCATGTCACTCACGTAAAGCGTCTTTAACCACTGGCTGAAATTATACCTTTTCAAACCAGTCCTGTTACGGGATTCATTTATCGCACACTGGGCATCAGACACACATACATACCAATCAGAAGTAACACGAATACTTCTATCAAATAAAACAATCTCTTTATTATCCATACACAATAAAATTTTTCAGCAAAAATACATATTAAAGTAATATGGTAAAAACAATAACGGTTAAACAATATTAAATCTGCACATTATCTGATATCTTAAAGAGTGCTTCTTCATCGGTGAATAGAGGTGCTTCGTTACCATAAATAGCGTTCATCTCGTCTGCAAACTGCATTGCTTCACGGTTAAACTCTTCGGAAAGTTCAATTTGGCTCACGGGAGAAAATGACACTAAAAATACTCCATGATCTTCTTTGTACTCCAATTTCACTTGAAGCCAATTATACTTCATAGTCATACTAGACAACCAAGCATGCAACTTACTTTTTACACTTTCTCTATCCATAACATCCCGAAACAAACCACCCTTAGAACGGCAAATCCTCCTTCATTATATCATCAGCCTGTTGGAGAAGGTATTCGTCAGGATTATACTTCCGTCTTAGGACAATCTGAAACATTCTGTTCCTATTTTCATCCCACGCGGAAGTGACGGAATAGCCTTCCTGGCGTATCATGTCAACCATCTTTCTCTTGCTGTAAGGTCTTACACCACAGTCAATACAATATGCACTGTATTTCACATACAGGTCACGGTCACGGATAGCCTCAAGTTCAATTCCCCCATCAGCATCATACCCCGAATCGTAAAGATAGGACAGGACACTGTTGGAATCACGTCTTGCGTTCTCCGTAACGGATTCTATCGTATAACTTCTCGTAAACTCACCCTTGTTCTTCACAAACCGTCTTGCACCCTCTATTATCCAGTTGATAATGGCAGCCGATTCCTTTGACAGCTTCAACGGAAGCGACCTGTCTTGCTCCGATTCCTTGAACACACGATAGAACGGAATGACAAGGGAGCGTCTGAAATGACCGTAAGTCTGGTCCGAAACAGAAGGCATCTTGTTAAGATTGGCCATGAAAGGCGGCATCATGTCGGCAAGGAAAGGCTCACCGAACGGAAGGCGTGCCATAGTAGGCTCACCGGATATGAACTTCTTATACTTGCCACCGCTCACATCCTTTCCACCCATCTCTGAGGCGTAGTTTAGCAGCTTCCCGTTTATCATAGCTATATTGTACTCGCACGTAGACTTGTCACCCGACAGGTCAGCCATCTCCATATAAGAAACATTATCCTTCCCTAGCGCGTTGACAACAGCGTCAAAGAACACCGACTTACCGTTACTACCACAACCGAGAAGGTAACACATCTTCTCCATCTTGATCTTCTTCCTGTCAACAAAGGCACACCCCACAAACTCCTGCAAGGCATCCTGTGTGTCCTTCACCGGGATCACATCGTCCAGAAACTTCTCCCACAACGGGCTGCGCGCCAACGGGTCATAATTGATATTGATACGTATGCACGATTCTATCATAGGGGAGAAATCAAACGTTTCCATCGTTTCCGTGTCAAGGACACAATTGTCAAACGTGATGAAGTTACGCTTGGGATTGAATATCTCATGCGTCACGTTCTTCACAATGGTACGGTAGAAACGCTCGCTCGTATCGGTCATGTACAGTTCGCTAAGACCGTTTATGCGGCACAAATCCATACACAGGCGCATCAGATCCTCCTTCATCATGGGAACGAATATCTTACCGTCAAAAGCCATGATGGAACCGCTCCTGTGCCGTCTGAAATTGCACTCCCTGCACGCATCGGCTATGTCCATCTCGACCATAGCGGATATGGAACGTTTCCACTCGCCTTCATCCCTGGCTTTACGGAAGCCTCGACCACCGCCCTTGTCCGCCAGCTTTCCCATAACGGAATCAAGGATGTATTCATAAGAAGCCTTTGCAGATTCAGCGACAGTCATTTTCCCCTCCTTTCTCTACCGATCCTACCGATTCTACCGATTTCTCCCGGTCCACAACCTTCCCGAACATTACAACAGGATACAGGTCATAATCGTCCGTTGATATATCAGGGCGTGCGTCCATATCATCAAGCGAAGAATACACGTCCGCGATGTGCTCCAGTTTCCTGCACACGATGGAATCACGTCTTATCCCGTAATACTCTATAAGGTCAGCCATGTACTGTATGGTGATGTCCTTGAACCATGTGAACGCATCATCACGTGTCCTTGCCCCGTCACAGCAGGTATTGAACGTGTACCCGAAACGCCTCATCTTCACGAAGTAGCTGTTCCGCCACAACGACACCGACTTGTCCATCTCGTTCCCTGCGTTACGTATCGCGGTGACGATGCTTCCAGGCATGAGCGCACACCGTGAAACGCGAGCGGCGGAAGGCTTCCCGTTCGCCCCGGTCCCATCCACCATATCCACATCTGGCACGAACCTTAGATCATCCACGCTCCTTCCGCCCACAACGGACGTGTCATGCCGCATAAGATAGTCGGCATCCACGATATGACCGTACTGCCTTACCTGGCCCTCACACCACGAAGCAAATCTCCTTAACGACCGTTTCCACTCGGAAGGAAGCACATACCCGTACCTTGCACATATCTCCGCTATATGCTTCCTCTCCTTCTCCCATTTTCTCTTCATCTTCCTCTCGTACTCCAGCACCTCACCCTCCACGCTGACACCAGCGACCTGTGCAGCCATAGACTTTGCAGTTAAAGGTACGGGCACACGCTTGATGAATGACGCTTCCGACACGAACACAGCCTTTGTTCCGTCATCCAGAGGCTCGTCAAGTTTAAGACAGCAGTGACGGTCCCTGAAGCTGACGAGCGTAACCCACCCGAACAGCCGTGTCTGAACCCTCATTCCCTTGTACCAACGTTCCCTGTCGGGCATTGCATCGGACAGGCATACGACACGCCTTGATTCGGGCAACCTAAGTTTAATCTCTATTTCTTCTTCCATATTTTACTTGATTTTACCTGCAAATATAGCGCAAAAAACAATACGAAAACTAGTAGTTAAATTAATTAACTACAAATGTTTATGTGATTAACAAATACGTGTCAAGGAAGATAGTTTATCTTTCTTTACACAAGATTTTTTACTTTCACGTCCACAGTATGCTTTGAATAGGAAAAGTAAAAAATATTGATTGTTGTTATTTTTTACTTTTGTAATAATTTTTCTCATTTTAGTTAAAATGATTTAACTATAATTTTTTATCTACTTATTATTTTCTACGTTAAGAAATGTAAAATTGACTTAATTTAACATAAAATAAAAAATCTCAACACTGATAGTTGCATATGCAACTAATTGATTTGGGGAAATTCGTAAAAAACCTACGAAATTCGTTGATTTTTCGTAGACTTCGTAAACTCTTCGTTTTTCAACACTTGTCAAAAAAATAGCAAAAATTAGTAGTTAAATAGCTGAAAACAAGCTGTTTAGTATTGTCAAAAAAAATTGAATCGTAAATCTTTGAAAATTTACTCTCTATTAATTTGCATATTAAATGTTAAAAGTAATATATATATACAAAATATACATACACGTACACCTTACATGCTCTATTACAATACATATACACGTACATCACATATACGACACATACAGCATAAAACACCAAAACTGCATACGTAATTTAGTATAGATACATATCAAAACGACGAAATCAACGAAGAATACTGTAAACCAATAACTTATACTGCAAAAAAAGACATAAAAAATGCAACCATACCTACGAAATACACCAAAAAACCTACGATTTTCGTAACTTTTTATGTAAAGATTTATCCGATTTTGTTGAAAACTACCGAAAATACACATCCAAAACGCAAAATCAGCCATCCGAGCAAAATTTGGAGAAAAAAAAATTTTTCAGAAAAAAATTTATCGGGAGCGACACACCCACGAATAAAAGTCCAGGAAAGGGGGTATGCCACTGATTTACAGGTAGTTACAAGCTGAAATCATCCCGGATATATACCGTTTGTAAATAAAAATAAATTCTTTTCTACGAGAATCGAATTTCGAAATCTTTACAAAGTAAAATATCTTGACAAGTGACATCTACGAAGATTTCGTAATTCCCTCACGTTCAGACACTTACAAACAAATTTAACACAAATTAACATTGAAAAATCTTGAAATTAAACATAATATTAAGCTAAAATAGGTCTTGCATGGTCGGATCTATTAATATTATGCAATATTAATTTAAAATATGTATATAAAAAGTATTGATTTTGGAAAAAACGGGCTTAATTTATAATAGATGTTAAAGAAATATACAAGGTAAATAAGTTTGTTGTATGTTTGCAGTGTCGGAAGGGCAAAGAGATACTTGACGTAATGAAACAGCTTGCCACGGTGAGAGCGTGGCACAGATCCGCAAACCAGGGAATAAGCGGAATACAAACAGCGGTGTTGTTAGCCACGATACAGAAGTACGGGTACCCTTGATAATGGAGATAGGAACTTAGTGCAATATGCGAGTAGCCTCCCTAATACAATATAATGTATGTGCGTGTGTATCCTATACATAAGCCTTAATACTTGTCTGTTATGAACGGAGCGTATAACATAAGCCGTAAAAACATACGACACGCACATATTGTAATGTAGCTACCATCCTGGTTGGTGTGGTTGGTGTGGTTGGTAACGGTTACAAGCCCGTATAGATACAGAGTACAATGTCAAACCAAATCAATTAGCATTATGAGAACGAATAAAGAATACAAGTTAACAGTAGAGTTTCACAATGGGGTGCGTTATTGCTATTACGGCAAGACGAAGAAACAAGCTATAGCCGAATTTAAGCGTAATTTTTGGCAACTTTAAAGGATTTATTAAAAAAGAATGGGAAATAATTAACAATTAAATAATTAAATTATGGAAACAAATAGAGTTTACAATTACGAGAATGAAGTAAGAAGTGATGTTATCGAATACGGTAATGAATGGTTATCTTACAATAATGAGACAGTAACAGAGAATAACATAGATGAAATCAGAGATCGCCTGTATGAAGCCATGTGGATGTCTGACAGTGTTACGGGTAACGGATCGGGATCTTATACCTTTAGTCGTTGGGTCGCAGAAGAAAATTTATGTCATAATATGGATCTGTTTATTGAGGCTACTGAAGAATTTGGAAGTGATATAGCAAAACTAATGGAAGAAGGAGCCGAGGTGATGGATGTAACTATAAGATGTTACCTATTTCCACGATTCTTGGATGAGTTTTTGTATGAAAAATTAAACGAAAATGAATAATAATTGATTATGGAAACAAGAAAAATGACAGCTTTGAACTATTTTGCAAGTACATAAAACACGGTGCGATATGATAGAACTATTAATACTATTGGGTTGCCTGTACTTATCTATACGGGTAACTGACTATTTAGAAAAAACAAAATTTTGAAATTATGATACAATTTGCGATAGATAGCTTCAGTAATGGACTATCAGTAATACCATACAAGTCGGTTAAAGATGCTATAATAGACGGTGGTTACTCCGTTTGGTATAATCAAAAAAATTAAACAAGCGTTTAATTTTGGGAACGGCAATAGAAAAGACTTCTATAAATTTTGCAGAAGTAAAAACAAGATATCAAGCTATTAAAGAATGTCCGTTTACGCCTTCAAATGTCGCAAAGGTGTATGGGGGCTTCATGTGTTTTGAGTCTACGAATGACTACAATACATGGAAAAACCAAAAGTAACCAATTATCCCGTATCGGCTTAACATATACGTATGCTAGGACTTTTTGCAAACATATCGTCTTATGATACCCTAGCGTAATACAGATACCAGGATTAACGAATTATTTACAATTAAATCAAAGAGAATATGAGAACGAAAACACTATCAAATTTACAAGAACAATTTTGCCGGGTTTCACTTGCTGCATTGGACAATACAGTGCGATGCAAAAAGATTGACCACATTTATTTTGCGTATGTAGCAAACGTAAAGAAATATTTTAGAACATCATACCCATTTGGCAACTATCGAATTTATCATACACCATTAACGCGAGAAGTGTATGCAGGATATTAATAACGAATTATTAACCGCAAGCAATTGCACAAAACGGAAAGTATGAATATTATTACAGATAGAACAAAAGCCCCTGCAAAGCTACGCTATAGGGTGAGCAATAACAGCGGAACGATAAACGAAGAATTCGGGAAGGACCAACAAGCCGCCTATGATTTTGCAAACGGAATGAATGAAACGGCAATAATACGCGGGTATTTCGTTTTCAAAAAGCGCGGAGAATGGCAAACTAATACGGTATTTATAGATCATGTGTTTAAATAACCAACTATTCTGGCGTGGGGGACAACAAGCGGAGCGACACCGCCGCCAGGAACTGAAACAAACTAAAATTATAAAGATATGAAATCACAGGTTTACACAGAAAAAGAGTACAAGCAATTGAAAAAAGAATCTGAATCAAGGTTTTCAGATCATGAATACTGCCTGATGGGATGGGATGAGAAAAGACAGGCGTACACAGTTGTATATAATGTTGTCGGAGTGCTATATATAGTTAGAAGAGGTCGTATATGCAGCGTGCCCAAGCGGTACTATTTTGATAATTTAGAAAACGCAGCATGCCACTATAACCGCCTTTGCAAGTATCGCCCGTTATTCGTTGCTTGAAGCGGCAAAGCATTAAAGATAAAATTTGATTTGGTTAGCTGTTGGAGTAGGTAAGGAGATGACTAGAAACAACGGTTTTTAAGCCGAATTATTCGCCAAAGGTTGAAAGCCTTATAAGTGGTGCAAGTTCCACGGGCGGAACTATTACTAACTAAAAACAAAATAAGATTATGGAAAAGAATTATTTTATTCAGATTAACGAGGGAACACGTAGTATAATGCTTCAACCGTGTAACGCATTCGAGGCTATAAGGCTGATAAACTTCTACAGCGATGGAATAAACCTACTTAAAGAAACACAAGAAGTTACAAGCATAGAACTGTATAAGATTGGCGAACCATTACCGAAACGAATAATAATTTAAGCAATTTGATATAATGGGAACGAATAACAAACAATCTATATTAGAGGGGCGTAAATGGGATGTAATAGAGAGTATTGACGGGTATTTTTCCGGGGAAAAGAATGGAGTGATCATACAAGGCGCGACAATGAGCGAATTATATGAAAAATGCAAATCTTTTGATATAGCTTCGGTTATGGAGAAAATTAAGACGGGTGTAGATCTGAACGACTGGGAAAAACGCTTAATAAAAGTTAATAAAAAGTTGTTGGCAAACCAATAAACTATATCTTTGCTATATGAGAAATAAATATGTTACAGAATATAAGGGATGTACTATAGAAGTCACTGGAGAAAACGACTTCATGTACAGGATAATTAAGAGAGGTGCAAAAGGACAACGGATGGATCTTTTTGTAGATATGTTTTACAGATCTACTTCTGACGCTTTAAAGGGTGCTATGAGATGGATAGATAATAATGTGAGAAAGGAGTAATATTGTGATTTTTGGAATTATTTTTGCAATGATAATGAGGGCTTTATGTGGAAATATGTTAGACGATTAATTATTATCATCATATGGCTTATTGTGTTACAAATTTTATCTGAGTGTTAAACATGTGTGTATATGACTAAGAAAATTGGAGTTGTTGGTTCGATGATAAATACATCTGATTATCTTTTATTTAAAGACCTAGGAGAAAGATATATTCTAAAGCGATATGACTCTATCGAACAAGCCAATAATGATGATTGTGATTGCATTATAGTAACGGATGGGGATAAGGATTGTCATGATAATGGTGCGTGCGTTTTAACTTACCATGATAACCCTATTAGCAATGAATATATATACTCGCATAACCAACCTGAAACAAAATGTCGTGCAAAAGATGAGAGATGTACAAGTAAACAGATTTCAAAGCGAAGAAAGAAAAACAAGAATAAGAAGACACACAGGAGAAAGTAAGATGGGAAAAATAGAAGTGGGAAAACTCAAAATAGACGACTTGTTTGAATACAAAGGTGTGATATATGAGGTAATGTATATAGCAGGTTGGAGTGTTCGTTGCAAGTATGTGAATGATAAGAGCCGTTACGGTACTTGGTGGGATTATCTTTATTGTGATTTTAGTATTCATACAATTGTTGAGATATGAAAACATTAATTTTTGATGTAATGCTTGATGGACGATTTGTTCACACATTCAAGTATGAATATTGTCCATTATTCCCTATTGATATAGAAGAACTGGAGAAGTTTGTTACTGACAGGCTTCCTACATTGAAAGGCAAAGACTTTAGAATTGTATTTTAATATGAAGAAAATACTATATGGTTGCTGGTGCTAAGTATATAATTCAAATATTGAACAAAGAATGAAGAAGATATTAATGAGAAAAGAAATTAAAATATGAAAAATGTGATTTTATTTGCTAGTTTAATATTAGCACTATCATCTTGTGATCGTAAATCTTATCATGTGAAGGGTGGTACTGCAATAACCATTGATGGAGATACCATTGAGTTTTATGGTGGAACAATTACTTATCCCTTTGCCGGTCAACGTAGTATTAGAGAAATAGTTATTAAAGAGGAATGGGATTGATATATGGAAATAAAGAACGTAGGACAACTTAGAGAAATAATTGAGAATCTTCCCGATGATTACGAAATAGAGATGCGTATTAGACGCAAATTGACGGATGAAGAATTGAAAAATTGCAGATACCCTTACCCTTATGATACAGAGTATTTAACTCTGGAATTTGACGATATAGGCGTTTCTTGCAAAGTATTGTGCTTGGGTGTAACTTCTAATGAATGAACGGTATGAAAATAAATAGCGGAATAATAATAGATGGAGTGCTGCATGAAATGAGCAAAACGTTCAATGAAAATTTCGATTGCAGCGAATGTTCATTGTGTAAAGAATGCAAAGAGTGTAAGATGGAGCATGAATCATACCTGTGTAATGTGATGGGTTGTTTCTGTTTTGTCAATCGTGGCAAAGTAACGGATATTAAAACAGAGGAGGATAAGAAATGAGACAGGTATTATCAATCGAGCAGATGAAGCACTTGCGGGAGCTTGGGCTAGATACAAGTGATGCAAGCATGGTATTAATAGCCACGGATGATGATGGTTGCCAATTGTTATGGGAAGATGCTGAAAAAGCAATTAAGCACCATTGGTACAATGTCCATTTTAATCTATATTACGTTGACACTAGTAGTTATGATCATTCCTTAAAAGAAGAGTGTGGAGTTTTTACCTTGCAGGATATTATCGGCAAGTTACCGCGACACATAAATGACTTTGGTACAAAATATAAGCTGCACATTGAACCTACTTTTGCTGGACCTTGGTGTATAAGTTATCAAATAGGCATATGTGAACCATTTGTTTTTAAATTGTCAGGAAATCTATTGGATGCAGCCTATGATATGCTGTGCTGGTGTATTGAAAAAGGATATGTTAAAGTTGGAGAGGAGGAAAAGTAAATGGATATAGTACCTATTGTAACAAAAGATGATCTTTCTAAAGAACAGATAGAGTATCTACAAAAACAACAAACAGAATATAAATTGATTAAAAAAGTTAAGAGGAATCCAGGGCATATATTATTCTCTTTTAACGTTAAGACAGGGGAGATAAAGAGAGCTTCTATTATACATAATGTTTCTATTGGTCTGAATGGGCTTCCTATAACTAGGGCTGAAACGGTCATAGAACCTAATTGCTACTATGAACAAGCCTTAAATGAAAAGAATTTTAAAAAGAAATTAAAGAAATCAGGATTATTAAAAAACGAATAATTATGGGATTTACGACACCGTGTTTTATACGTAAAAACACACAGGAACTTCGGAAGAAGTTAATAGAGCTTGGTTACAAATCATCAAGAGTTATAGATGATAATGAAGAGTTATGTTTAGCAACAGGTTTAAATAAATATACCCACATTACGAATGATATGTTTGATTCAAAAGATCCGCATATAACTTGGAATTGTGCTGGTAGAATTGATTGTGGAACCAATGAAGAGCTTTTCCTAGCTTTAGCCGCATTGAGGAATGATACAAATAACAATCAATGGTTTATAGCAGAATCTTCACTTAGTGTTTCTTTTGATGATGCTATTGGTAATGACCATTATTTCGTAGAACCTAAAGGTAGATTCTTCTTTTGGGGTATAGAATATCAAAATTCAACAATTATTTTAGGAAATTTCCGTAAAGCCACCGTAGACGAACTGATTGAATATTTTAAAACAAAGGAGGAACAATGAAAGCAAGAATAAAAAGAAAAATTCAAAAAAGACCATTCCTATACAATGTAGGACAAGTTTTTAAGGCTTGTGATTGGCTTACTGAAATTCAGCGTGGAAATATAGTTTGGCATCGGTATCATTCATTCGGTACTATTATTAAATCAGAAAATTAAACAATGAAAGCAAGAGTAAAATCAACTGGAGAAATTGTAGAGATTAAGGATTTATATGATGATGGTACTGCATTGGTGGGAAACATGTATCTCAAGCTGGCAGAACTTAATTTCTTTAGTGAAAACATTGATTGGGAACAACGTAGGTACGAATTGGCAAAAGACATTATTAAAGTTGTTATAGCAAACGAGAATGGTATTAATTCTGAGGCAGTCGCTAAATATTCGCTTAATTGCACTGATGCCCTAATTAAAAGACTAAAGGAGGTGAATCATGGATAGTGTACAGACACAAACCTTTTCCATTAGAGGGGATGGAGGTGGTGAGGCATATATTGACTTTTGCAACGGCCAATTATGTGTTTCAGTTGTCATAGAAGATAAACAGGCAGATTTTCACTTTGATCCTGTTACGTTAGGGATGTTTGCCCATGCTTATAAATTGCATTGTGAAGAGTGTAAAGGAGAATAACCATGACCGAAGAATTTGTAACATTAGAAACAGCGAAACTGCTGAAAGAAAAAGGATTCAAGGAAGATGTATTTACTTTTTATGAAGTAGATTGCGTAGAAGGTGATATGATACTGTCTGAAACTTATGATGAATCCGAGAATTTCAATGAAAAAAATGATTGTCTTTCTGCACCTTCACAATCTCTCGCCCAGAAGTGGCTACGTGAAACCAAAAACATTCATATATGTGTATATAACTGTGCTTGTGGCTATGGATACGAAATATCTAAAGCTGACAATGGAACTCATATAACTAGTTCTACTTATGAAGGAACAAATGACGGAGGGGAATGGGATACTTACGAAGAAGCACTTGAAGCCGGGATTAAAGAATGTTTAAAACTTATATGATTATGGAAAATATTAATTTGAATAAATGGCGCGACCGTGCTTATAAGACCGCTTGCGAGCACGGTTTCCATGATAAGGAGCTGAGTAATGAACACTGCCTTTGCCTTGTCATTTCTGAGCTTATGGAAGCTGTGGAAGCGGACCGAAAAGGTAGATTAGGAAAAAATTGTAAACGTCGTTTTGAAATGGAATACAATCGTTATCCTGCATTAGTGGAAGAAGAAAAGCGATTTAAGTGCTCCTTTGAAAAGCATATAAAAGATTCACTTCCTGATGAATTGAGTGATGCGGTTATACGCCTGCTTGACCTTGCAGGACTTCGAGGGATAAGCCTTGAACTTGCCAACGGAGATATTGATGACTGTATTGAAGATCTGGCAGAAGCCTGTAAAGACGAAACTTTCACCGAATCAATCTATTCCATCTCTACACTTCCTGTTAGATATGACGGAATATTTGATTTTTCTATTACTGTGAATGATATGATACTGTCAATTTTTGGACTTGCCAAACATCTTGACATAGATTTGCTTTGGCATATCGAGCAAAAACAAAGATATAACGAATTAAGACCTATGTTGAACGGAAAAAGATATTGATTATGCCACTGTTTATTTGTAGCAAATGTGGTTGTGTTGAGAATACAGCCACATCGGATTATTGGCCTGTTGTACATAAAATCTTTCCCATAGAGTATGATGCAAGCATAAAGGAGTTTGAAGGAAAACCATTGTGCTCGGAGTGTGGGAGATTGATATTTGACAGTAAAGGGGAAAATCCGCGTATGATACCGGGGAAGTGGCATGGGAAATTTCCCAAAAGACAAGCCACTGATGCTGAAAAGAGAATGGTAGATAGGAATGGCAGGTTTTAAAAAGAGAAAGGGATGCCTGCAACATCCCTTGAAAGGAAGCATTACGCAATTTTCTTGTCATCTACCAAGAAAGAAAAGTATTTTCCATGTTTAGGATAAATACGTTTGCCGTTCTTTACGATATATCGACAGAAAACACGAATTTTGCCGCTTTCATCTTGCATTTGATTTTTCACACTAACACCTCCTTTCCGTTTTGCCTGCTTATCTGCAAGTAAGCAAGCTAATTATCTGTTATACCCTGTCAAGCATAACAGAAAAAAGCCCAAAGCTTGCAGGACAATGGGCTTAATTCTTTCTCAAGGAGAATGAATAAGATTTTGCGAATGACAGTTCGCTGGATTGGAGGTGTTAGTTTCCAAATCAAATGCGGTGCAAATATAGTTTGTATTGTAATAACAATGAAAACAATTAACTATTTTAATAACAATGTTAATAATTAGAACAATTATGAAACGTGAAATAAAATTCAGAGGGAAAGAATTTGAAACAAGACAGTGGATAGAAGGATCTTTGACAACATATCCAAGATACTACCCAACTATTACACTCGTTGAAGATGCTGAACCTATTCCAAAAAAGACAACTTGTGTAGTTCTTCCTGAAACAGTAGGACAGTTCACCGGATTATGTGACAAGAACGGCAAAGAGATTTACGAGGGGGATATAGTCAAAAAAGAATATGGGATTGATATTCCTAATGGAGTTTTTTGTTCCAATGTTGCTGGTTACGACAATTTTTCAGTAGATTATATTGATGGTGGGTTTCGTTTGTTAAATAATCAACGTGGATTTTTATTGTGCAAAGGTAATCATCTTGAAGTGATAGGTAACATATATGATAATCCGGAATTATTGAAAGAAAATAAGCGATGAAAACAATTTTATTTACAATTATATTCATAATAGCTACATTATGGGTTGGAGATCTTACAATTACATTCAAGCCATTTTCCATTTCACTTCCTGGTTGGTATAAGGCTTTGGGTATTATCCTGTTTGTATTTGCAATGGCGGTGTATAACATTGGAGAATACGCTAAGGGGTACAAGCATGGTTTTGATGATGGGATAAAGGAATGTCTTGACATAATTAAAAAAAATGGAAACAATAGAACGAATAGCGACAATTGATTTTTGTTACTTGCGGTTGAAAGTTCTCTATGAACAACTTTCTAAACCCAAATCAAACATCGAAAGACTGGTTGACAACGCTTGCGGTTATAATGAAACCGAAGAGATAAGAAAGGAGTGTATAACGCTTGTAGAGAATATTATTGAAAGCAAGAAGTCAATCGGGGAAGATTTCGTAAGAGATGTATGTTTTTTTGAATGAATTGAAAAGAAATGGATAATAATAGTGTTGATTTCCCATTACTCCGTATATTTAATGGGGCAACTGGACGATATGAACTTCTTTTTGATGATATGTCCATAGATGCTTATGGTCGTGTCAGGGAAAGCGATTATTGCATTGTAGAATGGTTTACAGGAGTGTTTGATATGCATGGGAAACCTTTATTTGAAAACGATATTATCATGCCTGTAAAGGACGGAATAAGCCAATACCGACGCATCTGGAGAACGGTAGGCGGTTTTGTGCTAAGTAGAAGCAATGATGTAAAAGGATTATCCAAATTGGATATGCTTGGTGTAGATTATTTGGTAAATGAGCGTGTGCAGCAATATATTTCAGGTGGATGCATGAAAGTAGGATGTGCCATGCTTGACCATGATCTGCTTAATGGCAGGACGAGAGAAGAAATTATTAGAGATTTGGCTAGGAGGGTAAAATGAAAGACAAAAGATTAGAAGAAAGTTTAAACAATTTCTATAGGATATTTCTTATTTGGGTAGTAAGGTGTTATCCTATATTATTCTGCCTTGCATTACTTGTACATCAATGTGAGGTTATTCATTCTGTTGACACAGGAGATATTATTGAATATTATGATGGAAACACGTTGGAGTATATTCAATATGCAACTCCATTTTCAGATAAATATCTTACTATATTCTTTAATGCAAAACTGTTTAATGCAATATTGTTCTATGTATTGTCAAAGGTGTTTTTATTTTGTATATACCATAGAGTCTTTGTTATTGAAATGTTTATATACGCAATACTGGATATTGTATTTAATAATGTGGTGTTTGAGGATGTGAGATGTACTATGTTTTATTCGTATATATCAATAGGATTTGTAACTGTATGTTTCTTTATTGCATTGTATTTACATCAACGATTCGGAGATAGGAATATAAATAATCATCAATCTATAACCGATGGTTTTAGAAATTGTTGTAGATTATAATTTCTGTTTTCCTGTTGGTTGTAATCCTCCCGTATTTTTCATGTTTATCTTGACCTTTACGGGAGATGCCTTTTTATTTGATGTTACTTTAGGGGATTTAACATTCACCCTAATTACTTTCTTTGCCATATATTATGTATTTTAATTGTTTTGCAAAAATAATGATTTTTTTTGGTAGTATGAAAACTTTATGTACCTTTGCGGTGCGATAGTTTTTGGACTTTTTTGTTTTATAATGATAGCTGCTACCTAAAATATAAGCAGAGGTTTCTTCATACATTTTTCATAAGTCTAATGTATAACTGTCGCAAGTTGAAGAAATCTCTGCTTCTTTTTATTATTTATGCGACAGATAAATGAAGAAAACTTAAATGACACAGGTGCTCTTTTAAGTACGGTAAATCCCTCCGAAATGGGTAATATGTTTTCTTATAATGGAATAAATGTTAGGATGCGTAAGATGAATGGATATATCCTTGTATGTCTTACAGATTTTGCTAGGTTATTTCCTGATAAAAATCTATCCACTATTATAAATTCTAAGGAAATGACTGATTATGTAAATCGTTTGAGCGAAATAAAAAATTTTATTTCGACTGATTTACTGCAAATTATAAAGGGAGGAAATGTATCACAGCAAGGAACATGGGCACATCAAAAAATAGCTCTTAGGGTCGCTCAAAAATTATCCACTGATTTTGCTATTTGGGTAGATGACAAGATTGAAGAGCTTCTTACCACGGGGAATACTTCTATATCATCAAGACTTCCAAACTTCAACAATCCTGCCGAAGCTGCTAGGGCTTGGGCTGATGAGTATGAAAGGAATCAAGCATTAATCTTGGAAAACAAGGAAACAAAGCTACAACTAGAACTAAAGACGGAACAACTAGATGAATCCAAGGAATGGTATAGTATCAAAAGATGGTCAAAGGAAAACGGTGTAAACTGGAGAAAGATTAGCTGGAGAAAGATGAAAGTAATATCTTACGAGCTAGGTTACGAAGTGAAAAAGATTTTTGATGCTAACTATGGACAGGTAAATATATACAATGTGAATGTATTTAAGGCATACTTTAACAAATGTGAATAAATAATATGTATTTTAAAATGTTTGATAGTATGTCATTTTATTGATTATATTTGCATCATGTTTGAGTGTAGAAGCAAGCATATCTATAACGAAAATTTAGGGGGAAGGCGTTCCCCCGATTTTATTAACCATTAAAACAAAGATCATGATTATACTAGAAATTTTCAAAAACTGCTTTATTGTAGGGTATGATGGAAAGAAAATACCCTTTGTAAAAGATGATTTCCTGTTTAGTGATACCGGGGAAAGATACATTTTGACCAACAAGGAAAACAGTGAACAGGTTAGCCTACCGAAGCAATCGACAATAATAATTAAACATAATATTTTTCATGAAGGTATTGATTAGAAAGGATTCAAGCGACATAAGAAACAGACTTGAACGGTTAGGGTACACCGCTTCCGAAAAAGCGTTGGAGGGATTTGGTGATGGTATCTTTGTAGACAAGTCAGATAATACTTTTCACGTAAAATCAGAGTGGAATGTTATTTATATGTTTCTTGAAACAGTAGATTGCGGAGATGACGAGAATATGTTTTTTGATTTTGTAGAAAACGATATAACGTCAATAACGCCAACAATGCTAGGTAAATATAAATCTTTAATAAAAGTTGATAACTTTCCCATCATTAATACATCTAGCATTAAAGATGTGTTGTACTTTGAATATAGAGAATATAACGTCATAGAAGTTACTATTGTTTCAGTGTATGGGGTAAAGTTGAAAAACATAAAGGATGTAGACTTTTCAGACCCTAATGCGGATACAATAATAGAGTATATGAAATCGTTGCATAAACAACTAAAAAAATATATCAAAGGCATTAATGAACAAATGAATTCCATTACAAAAATTTAACACATAATATTTTATAATATCGTTATATAGTATTACATTTGCACCATACAGGGATAGGAACGGAGTAGCTACCTTCCGACAAGCTGAAGTCAGTACGGCTTCCCTGTTCTCCTTTTTACTGGCGAAACATAATACTGGCTAATATGCAATTAGTTTATAAATTTGACATCAACCATTCCGACAGGCTTTGCGCTATCTGCCGTATTACGAACAACCTGTACAACCAGGCGTTGTATATTGTCCGTAACGAGTTGAAGGATAACGACAGGTGGCTGTTCTATCCCGACTTGGACAGGATAATGAAAAACGTCACCAACCTTGAAGGTACGGTAAATTACAGACTTGTGAAATCACACGTAGCCCAACAGACATTGCGCGTGCTTGACAAGGCAATGAAGGGATATGTCAAGGCAGTAAAGGATTGGTCTAAGAATCCGGGGAAGTATAACGGTAAGCCCGAACTTCCATGCTATCACAAACGTGGTGGGATGAGCAATGCGATATATACCAACCAGTCGTGCAGGATACATGACGGGTATATAATACTTGACCGTGACTTGAAAATACCCGTTCCGCAATGGGAGAAGTACAAGGACAGAATCGAACGGTTCAAACAGGTAAGGATAATTCCAAAACGTACATACATGACCGTGGAGGTTGTATATGATTGTGACTGTTCGGATAATGTCGGTACAGGTATGGCTTCGATAGACTTGGGTGTGAACAACCTTGCCACGCTGGTGTGCGGATGTAATGCGCTACTGTTTTCCGGCAAGGTTGTCAAGTCATACAACAGATGGTTTAACAAAACATTATCCATGCTGCAATCCATAAAGGACAGGCAGGGGATAGAGAAACTGACAAACAGAATGAGAAAGATGTATGAGAAACGTGAACGGTTTATGAATGATGCGATGCACAAGACCAGCAGGCGTATCGTTGATTATCTTGTATCACACCATATAGGCACTCTTGCTGTAGGCTACAACAAAGGATGGAAGCAATCCGTCAATATGGGCGGAGTAAACAATCAGAAGTTTACATTCATCCCTTTTGCGAGGTTGAGAAGCTGCCTTAGATACAAGTGTGAACTTGCAGGCATCAACTATATCGAACATGAGGAAAGTTACACTAGCAAATGTGATGCTCTATCTATGGAGGATATATGCAAGCATGATAGCTATCTCGGTAAGCGTGTCAAGCGAGGGCTGTTCAAGTCGGCAATTGGAAAGGTTATCAATGCCGATGTGAATGGTGCGCTTAATATAGGTAGAAAAGTATTCGGTGATTCATTTATGATAGCTGATAGTGGGCGTTGGTATCGTCCTGAACGGGTTAACGTTCTAAAATGTATGTGTGAAGATGTACATTAATGCCTCCGTGTGTTTTATGGAAACAAGAAAATATTTGATTATTTTCCGCTTCGCATGAAGCTGTTTGATTACCATGAATGGCATCAGCTTACTTATCCGTTCGTGAAGGGAAAGGAAGATGAATGGGAAATAGAACTTACCATGTTCATTAGCGGAGTGTTGGGAGATGAGATGTTTGAAAAGTTTAAAATATATTAATTATGGATAAGAAAGAAAAAGATTTAGTTCCAAAAGCCATAAATTTGTGTGGCAAACGGAGGATGTTGTCTTCAATTAAAGGATGGGAGATTGTTAAATATAACAATTACTCTAACGGACATGCCAATCCACAAAGTGTCAAGAAGTTGAGAATAACACTTTCAGGACGTGAAGTCATTGAGTATGTTCTGAACGATGAAGATGATACTATTAAAAAACTTGATAATTATTTTGGTCTTCTATGATGATAAAAGTGGATATACCAGAACCGTTTATAGACGGTGATAATACGATGGTTAACATTACATCTGATTCATTCTGCTATTCTAGCATTGATTCACGTTATGAAGGGTTTCAGAGTGCTTATAAGGATGGGAATGTTAATCAGAAGATACAGGGTAAACTAGAGATTATTGCAGATCAATTCAAAGAACTAATAAAAATCATTGAGGATAATGGAAAGACATTTGTTAATACAGGAGTGTGAGAGAGAAGAGGAAATGAAGAAATTACGCAAGCAGCAGAACGATCTTATCAAGAAAGGTCGTATGGTTGAATGTTCTCGCGTAACAGCCAAGATAAAGGAGTTCCAGGAAGCATATATCAAGGCTTATCCTGACGGTAAATATGTAAGGGGCATGGATATTATCAAGAAGATGTCTGATGATGAGAAAATGGATTGGATGATGTATGTCAACGCCATTGCTTTCTGTGCTGATATTATCCATTCTTCTTCCATAGAGTTGAATGAAATGCTAAAGAAAACACTCCCCGGATCTAGCCTTCAAATGTTTGAAACGCTTGAAAAGGTAGGTACTATGGCAAAGAATCAAATCCTATGGATGGATAACAATGTTGACGAGAAATACCAGGATGACTTTGCAAGATATGCCGATGAAATATCCGTGATGCTTTTATCATTTGTTAAAAATAAATTTTTGCCAAGAAAATGACAAGAGAAGAGATACACAAGAATGTGCTGGAAATAAGAAATTATTATTTCAGCATTCAGAATAAGATTGATAACGGATGCAATGTTTCAGAATTGGACATAGATTCTAAAACGCACAACAAGATGATTGACGATACCATAAAATCAGCCCTTGAAGATCATAAAATTATTCTTGCTTTAGAAAAATACAAGTTATGAAAAAGAAAGAAATAGACGAAGGATATATTGTAGGTGACTTTTATATTATTAAAAGCCCTATCAAAGAGGGATGGCTTCACGTAGTGAATATAAAAACATCTTGGCAGATAAAGGTGATGATGGGAGCGAATACGGCAAAGTTTCTAAGCCTTCCCCAACAGGAGATATTTGACAGGATTAACGGAATATACATTCAATCCATGATGTCTTTATACGATTCAGATTATGCCTTGAAAATAGCTAAAGATGCTGTGTCTTATATGTCTGAAAAGGCAAAAAAGATGGGAAGGGTGGAAAAGGTGGAAAAGAATGAAAATGAAGATATTGAAAAGGTGAAGAAAGATGAGTTCATGATGAAGATAGCCACATCTTCCGATGAAGAAATTATGGACATGATCATAAATGGGGAAATAAAGTACGAATATTTCAAGCAAGAACAGGAGGATTAAATCATGCAAGACTATATTTCAGACTGGTTTATTCCGATGGATTTCGGTAATGATATGCCGGACGAAGAACCAAGTGGTGAGGATAATTTCAATTTTGATTGAAGTATGGAAAAGAAATTTATACTAACAGATAAGTTTGTAATCAATTCTTTTGGAATAAAGTTATTCCAAATCAAGTGTACAAAATCTTTCAAATATGCCCAAAAAGGTGATTTTGGAGGATATGTTGAGAAAGAAGGGAACTTAGACCAAAAAAATGACGCTTGGGTGTCCGGCAATGCTCGGGTGTTCGGCAATGCTCGGGTGTCAGGCGACGCTCGGGTGTCAGGCGACGCTCGGGTGTCAGGCGATGCTTGGGTGTCCGGCAATGCTCGGGTGTTCGGCAATGCTCGGGTGTCAGGCGACGCTCGGGTGTCAGGCGATGCTTGGGTGTCCGACAATGCTCGGGTGTCAGGCGATGCTTGGGTGTCCGGCAATGCTCGGGTGTCCGGAGATGCTGATATAGAAAACGACAACGAGCATTGCGGATTTGACGGTTTCGGCTCATGCAATCGCCACACTCACGCATATATGACAAAAGAAAAGAAAGTGGAAATAATCTGTGGATGTTTTCGTGGTAGCATTGAAGAATTTGAAAAGAAGGTGGAGGAAACACATTCGGGAACAGTCTACGAGAAGCAGTATAAATCCATAATAAATGTAATTAAAATTAAATTCGGATTGACTGATTTTACATAGTTTACTAATGATTTTTGGCACTGCCCAATTATGGTTAGTTGGTTCGATTCCCCTACGCCCTTTATAAATGGGGCATTAATAAACAAATAAACACCATTATAAAGTATTCGGTGATTCTTTTGTGATAACTGATAGCGGGCGTTGGATTAACGTTCTAAAATGTGTGTAAAAATGTACATTAATGCCTAGGGTGGGCGAACATGGGGCGTTTGGATGGTGTGACTAATGTGACGTGCGGCATTGTAGAGGAGGACAGTTCGATTATGTCACGCCCTCATAAATGTGAGCCACACATAAATGGCATGTGTTGATAAATAATGGTTATGACTAAATTTATGACAGATATAGAAAAATATAATAAATTTTTGGAAACAAAGAAAAATAATAAAATAGAAAGTGGATTTAATGTTGATTATAATGAACTTAATCCTATATTATTTGATTTTCAAAAATATTGTGTAAAGATAGCTTTAAAAGTTGGTAAATTTGCTTTATTTGAGGATTGTGGTCTTGGAAAAACAATCCAGCAACTTGAATGGGCAGATAAAGTATATAAACATATAAAAAAACCTATTATTATACTTGCTCCTCTTGCTGTTGTAAGCCAAACAATAGAAGAAGCTAATAAATTCGGATATAATATATCAGAATATAATAGTAAAGATTGTAATTCAGGTATATATATAACTAATTATGAAAACATAGATAATATTGATGCTTCTTTATTTGGAGGTGTAGTTTTAGATGAAAGTTCAATTTTAAAAAATTTTACAGGTAAAACTAGAACATTACTTATAGAATCTTTTCATAATACTCCTTACAAGCTAGCATGTACTGCTACTCCTTCTCCTAATGATACTACAGAAATATGCAATCATGCAGAGTTCTTAAATGTGATGAATCGTACAGAAATGCTTGCTATGTATTTTGTTCACGATGGTGGAGCCACATCAAATTGGAGGTTAAAAGGACATGCAAAGCAGTCATTTTGGGATTTTGTATCTACTTGGTCAGTTATGTTGAATAAACCTAGTGATATAGGATTTGATGATGCTGGATATAATCTTCCTCCATTAAATATTATAGAAGAAATGGTTATAACTCCTAAAAGGAATAACGGTTTTTTATTTAATGAATCTGCTGTAAGTGCTACAGATTATCATAAAGAATTAAGAGCTACATATAATATTAGACTTAACAAAGTATCTGAAATTGTAAATAACTCTAAAGATAATTTTATTATATGGATAGGTCATGACGAAGAAGGTGAATATCTTCGTTCTATTATTCCTGATGCAATAGAAGTAAAAGGTAGTGATAGTAAAGAATATAAAAAAGATAAGTTATTGGGGTTTAGTAGAGGAAAATTTCGTATATTGATTACAAAGTTAAAAATTGCTCAATTTGGTTTAAATTATCAGAACTGTCATAATCAGATATATGCTTCACTTGATTTTTCTTTTGAATCTACTTATCAAGGAATACGCCGTTCATATAGATTTGGTCAGTCTGAATCAGTTAATATATATCTTATTACTACAGACACTATGACTAATGTTAAGCATAAATTTGAAATAAAACAAAAGGCATTTAATGATATGCAAACTTCAATGACTAAAGCTATGAATAGGAATATTAATAATAAACTATTATTACAAAAAATGGAAGTTGACAAACAATATAAGAGTGATAAATGTGATATAAGATTAGGTGATTGTGTTAAACTTATTCAAGATATCCCAAGTGAAAGTATTGGTTTTTCTATATTTTCTCCCCCTTTTGCAGAACTATATACATATTCTGATAAAGTAGAGGATATGGGAAATTCAAAAGATTATAATGAATTTTTTACTGCATTTAAATTTCTTGTAAAAGAGCTTTATAGAGTAATGTGGAATGGAAGAAATGTAGCTGTTCATTGTATGGATTTGCCTATTCAAAAATCTAAAGAAGGATATATTGGTTTGAGAGATTTTTCAGGTATGATACTTAGTGCATTTCAAGAAGTGGGATTTATATATCATTCAAGAGTAACTATTTGGAAAAATCCTGTAACAGAGATGCAACGTACTAAAGCACTTGGATTATTACATAAACAGGTAAAAAAAGATGCTTCAATGAGCCGTGTAGGTATTCCTGATTATCTTATGATATTTAGAAAAGATGGTGAACATGAACATCCTGTTCATTGTAATATTGATGTGGATACTTGGCAAAAATTTGCATCTCCTGTATGGATGGATATAAATTACTCTAAAACTCTCAATGCGTTTAATGGTAGAGAAGATAATGATGAAAAGCATATTTGTCCATTGCAACTTGATACTATTAATAGATCAATTCGTCTATGGAGTAATGAAGGTGATACAGTATTAACTCCATTTTTAGGTATAGGATCTGAAGTTTACGAAGCCATTAAATTAAAAAGATTTGGTATTGGATTTGAGTTAAAAGAAAGTTATTTTAATGAAGCAATAAAAAATTGTAAAATGATAGAAAATGAAATATCGCAAACTTCTTTATTTTAATTTATAAAATAATAAACATGAAAACATTTTTTGAGTGTAAAATTCGCTACGAAAAAGTAGCAGAAAATGGGATGAATAAGAAAGTAAGTGAGCAATACCTGATTGATGCGCTTAGCTTCACTGAGGCGGAAGCACGTATTATATCTGAAATGACACCGTTTATCAGTGGCGAGTTCACTGTTTCGGACATTAAACGCTCTAATTACAGCGAACTGTTCCCCTCTGAGGAAGATGCAGCCGATCGCTGGTTTAAGTGCAAGCTGTATTACATCACGCTAGACGAAAAGAGCGGAGCGGAGAAAAAGACATCATGCTATATGCTTGTTCAGGCAGCCGATTTGAGAGATGCTGTAAAGAAACTTGACGAAGGAATGAAATGCACAATGGCAGACTATGTGATTTCATCCATAGCCGAAACTGCCATTATGGATGTATATCCGTATGAAGCGGAAAATGATTCCTGTTTATCGGAATACCCAAGTGGACACAAGACGGAAGCTGTCATAGGCGGAAAGAGCATCATTGTAGACAAAACGGGAAATTCAACTGTAGTTTTACCTAGTTAAATTGAATAGATATGTCAAACGAACAACAAAACCAAGTTCTCCATCATTGGAGAACTGGAAGCCAATCTGATTATGTGGGAGTAGAAATACTCCCTAACGGTCAGTCTATTATCGCTACAATATCCCATATCGTATGGGATGAGAATGCAAAGGTACAAGGTAGTAAGAAACCATCATGGATTGCTTACTTTAAAGAAACAAACCTTGTTCCTAAACCTATGCTATTGAACAGTACGAACCGCAAACGCCTTACAAAGCTGGCACAAACTGATTATCCTGAAACCATCCGTGATTTCCGTGTCATATTATGCAAGGAACTGACACGTGACCCAAGCGATGGAGGAAAGGTCTACGGATTGCGTATAGGGCGTGATGTTCCGCCACCACCACAGAAAGAGAAGATGACAGTGAACTCTGATAAATTCAAGGCTGCATTGGAAGCATTGAAAAGTGGGAAATGCGACATTGGATACATCACGGCAAGCTATGATGTGGACGTGGAAGCTATGAAATTGTTTAACGAAGCGACTAAGAAATGATGGAAGCGGAAGAAAAAGAAAAATTATGGCTTATGAAGAGGTGTGGTAAAATCACCTCTTCCGCCATTGGAAAACTTATGGTTTCCGGGAGAAGGGAAATGACACCTTCCGAACTAGATATTGCAAAAAAACAGGGTGTGAAGAGAAAGACAGTTGATGTTCCTTTTGGGGATACAGCTATATCTTATCTTTATCAGGTTGCAAGGGAAAGAAGGTTAAACAAACCATGCCGACATATATCCACTTCTGACATGGAATGGGGAAAGGATCATGAAAAAGACGCTATCGAGTGTTTTAACCATAACACGTTCTCCAGACTAATGTCCTGTGCGGATGATTTTGACGAAATTGTTTTTGTCGATAATATCTATGATGGATATGGTGATTCTCCCGATGGATATGGATTTGATGTCAATGGTAAATTATCTTATATAGCCGAAGTGAAATGCTTTACTTCTGAAAGTAAGATTGAATATTTGAGAGAAGCAACAAAAGAACAGGCGATAGAGGAATACTATTGGCAGCTAATGTCGCATTTCCTTTCCCATCCCGATGTGGATAAAATGTATTATATCGTATATGACGGTAAATCTGATGATGATCCATTTGATTTACGCCCGGTTAATGACCCGTCAAGGCTTTTGTATTGGGAACTTAACAGATACGATTATAAAGACGATATAGACAGGATGGAAGATAAGTTACAAATGGCTCTAGCTTATCTTTCACTCAACGAACGTGATGCGAAAAAATATCCAATAAGCAAAGTAAATGACTACATTAATCAAGCACAACAAACCTAATCGTGGGGATGAAATAATCATCCCCTATCTTGCCATAGAAAACAATATCAACTTTATTATGCTCAATGGAGGTGTAGGTGACGTTGAACTTATGGACGGAACGAAATGTAAGTCAACAAGCTGCACTCCTATCAAATTTGATGATGCAGGAGATGATATATATCGTATATATGGTATAGAAAAAGAAGCATGGAAAATAGCATGGCTGAAAAGAGTACATGCAATGAGTGATGAAATTGTAAAACTAAAGTTAGATTTCAATGCCAGCAATTAGCGAATTATGGATAGATTATCCAATATCTTACCGTGACGAAAAAGGAAGGTTCGTCAAAGGTCATAATTACGGATTCAAGAAAGGAAGGGAAGTATCGGATGAGGAACGTGAAAAGAAAAGAGTTCTTATGAAGGAACTCATAAAAAAAAGAAAGGAAAACGGTTCTTATCTCGGTCATAGAAACAATACAAGGGCTGTCATTGCGATAGAGGATGGCACGAACAGATTCCTATGCTTTGAAGCCTGTTGTGACTGTGAGAGGAAATTAGGTATGCCACAACGCTCATGCAGTTCTTTCTGTAAGGGGAAAAACGGGCATAGATGGAGAAACTTTAAATTGTTTTACGAAGATGAATACGGATTACGTTGACGAATTTGAAAACTACGACAGGAAGCTGATCAAACTAAATAGCGACACTGCCATTTTGCTTCACATATTCAAGAAAAAGCCAAACCACCACTTCGAGGATTGGATGGTTCTTCAAGACAATGAGGAATACTTTAAAAAGGAATGTGTTCCTGATTACGAAGATGCCGCTAGGCAGTTTGTCAAGCAGTTTGAAGGAGAAGAGTGCATGGCTTTTGTGATTGCATTGAAAAACGAACTTGAAAGAATAATACAAGAAAATGAGTACAAACGAAATCAGGCTAAGGGATTACCAAGAGGTGGGGATAACCCGTCTGAGAAATGCCCTGACTAATCATAAACACGTCATATTCTCAGCCTGTGTAAGTTACGGCAAAACGGTCATAATGAGTTTTATGGCTAAAGGTGCTGTCGAAAAGGGGAATAAGGTGCTTATCGTATCCCACAGATCTGAACTTATGACACAGACAGGGGGAACGTTGGAAAGAGTTGGCATACAGGCTGAATACATCTCTCCTAAACACAGAAACATACCTAAAGGTCTAGTAGTATCCGCAATGGCTCAAACTCTCCGTAGAAGGCTCGAAAAACCCGAATGGGTTGAATGGGTTAAGAGTGTATCTCTCTGTCTGATAGACGAAGCACATTCGTCTGACGCGGATTATCTCTTTGAATCTGGTTTGCTTGATGATAAGTATGTAGTAGGTCTTACAGGAACCCCGATGAGAAGAGGAAACCAAAGGCAGCTTGGCATGAACTATGAAGAGATTGTAGAAACCGCCCAGATACAGGATATGATGGACCGGGGAAATATAACTAGGTTAAGAACGTTTACAGTTGATGCGCCCGACTTGTCTAAGGTTAATACCGATTATCGTACAGGTGACTTTGATAGCAGGCAGATGGGGGCAGTGTTCAACAAATCTGTACAGTACAAGGGGGTGATTGAAAACTATATGCGTATCTGCCCGATGAAAAAGGCAATATGTTTTGATGCCACACAGGCAAATGCGATAAGGATGTGCGCTGAATTTAATGAAGCTGGCATTCCCGCAAAATTCCTCATATCAGGTATAGATAAGAATAAGCCGGATGAGTTAGCATTATATGAAAGATACAAGCATCTTACAGGAAACAGGGAACAGCTTATCAAGGATTTCCATGACGATAAATTCACCGTTATATGCAACAGTGGTATCTTATCTACGGGATACGATGAAACAAGTATAGAGGTTTGCATATTAAACCGTGCTACACAATCCGTTCAGTTTTATATCCAGGCAACTGGCAGGGCTATACGGCTTCACCCAAATAAGACAGAAGCATTTCTCCTAGACTTCGGTGGTAACATATCACGGCTCGGCAAGTTTGAGAAAGAACGTAAATGGGCTTTATGGCATAACAAGGGGAAATGTGAAGGGATACAAGGAGTGAAAGAGTGTAAACAGTGTGGTAAATATATTGCCATAACCGCTTCGGAATGCCCTTTCTGCGGATATGTATATCCTACCGAAAAGGAGATAAGGATGGCGGAACTGCAAGAACTGGTAGGAGATTTAAAGTTCGATCAAATGACGCCTACTCAATTTTTCCAGTATGCGGAACTTAAAGGATACAATACTTATTGGGCAATACGGCAGTTGTATATCAGAAATACGGAAACTGATTTTCGTAAAGCCATGAAAGAATGCGGATATTCCAGCAAGTTTATATGGGGTTATATTCAAAGAAACAAAAAATAACATTTAATTATGGGAAAAAATTTACTTAATAACGATGGTAAAATTGCCTTGTTTCACGAAACGATAAGGCTTGACTTTAATCTGCCTAAATACTCCATTATAGAGCAGAAAGATCCTAATCCAAGTGTAATGTCTTATGATTTTCTTAAACAGTACATGGAAAGCAATGATAAGGAAGGAGTGGCGGAATTTAATCTTACCGTTTCACCGACAATGCTTGATTCTGTAAAAACAAACCAGGAGCACAAGCAAGTAAGACCCTTCCTTCTTGATAGAAAACATAAGGAAAACTCATGGTTTAAAAAGATTAAGGATTATATAGACGAATACAGAAGATCCAAGTTTGACGTAATACATTTCTTTTCTGAGGTGAAGATACAGGCAGAAAACGAAATGAAGCAATACAGGGATAGGATAAAAGATTATATACTGATGCTAGGTTATGCTGAAAGATCAGGTCAATATGCCTTGAAAGAAAAACTGTTCCGAAACATGGTGATATGCAAATACGAAAGCATATTGTTCAGCAAAGGATTATACAAGGCTATATCAGAGGAAAATCTTATGAAGTTTGCAAAAGGATGTCCGAAAAATCTATGCCTTGATTATATTTCTGACTATACTAGAATCATACCATTTGACATAATTAGGAAAAAGACGGATATAGACAAATATGAAATATTCGACAACTATGTTATTCTTCACTATGACTTTGATAATAACGGAACAGATTTACCGTCTGACAAGAAAAAAGAAGAGGTGGAAAAAAGAAAAGACCCTATTCTGTTTGGTGTTATTGCAGGAAGTAACAAACTATACTTCATAGGTGATTGGATTGACGAGTATTGCGATTTGCGGTTCGATGATGTGGTAAAACAATGCACGGACGATTTCTTGTCAGAAAACATTTCTTTGGATGATCTTGCAAAATAGCAATACAAAGCCTTGCAGAAACGGAGAGTATTGCTGCTGTCGCTGCAAGCATAGATACACGGTTATTGTAGATGGTTTGTTTGTTGGATACGTATGTTATATTCCTTGGTTTGAAAAACACGTTGCCATGAAGATAAGAAATAGCGGACATGACATGTGTGAAGGATTTGAGATGGTTGATAACAAACTTTAACCTTTTATTTTTCTCATATATCCCATTTCGTGATACCTTTGCCAAATACAATTTTTTTTTATTATGGCTGAGGAAAAACGGTCTGCGGAAGAAAAGAAAATGCAGAAAGATATAGTAGTTAGTTATAGGAACGAGAAGGAAGGTAAAGGATGCAGGGGGTTGCTTGTAGCATTCTTTTCCGAACTTCTCCATCCTGCTGTAAGTGGTAACAAGTCGGCTGAGTTCCGTGCTCTAGGAGCAAAAAAAAGTATGCCTGACCTTGCTTATATACATGACGGTAAGATATATGGCATAGAACTTAAAATGCCTGACAGTAACCATGACCGTAATCATATAATAGAACAGGCTGATGTGATGGCTACATATTTCTTTAGAGGATATTTTGTATGGTCTAAGGAAATGTTGTGGAATATACTTGACGCTATCGAGCGTGGTCAGCCTATAATGTCGAATACATTGCAGGTTAAGGATTACTGTTTACGTAACAGCACTACAAAAGTAAGTTTTGAAAAAATAATTAGAGAACTGTTTTAATGAAAGTTATATATAACAAAATAATACCATTCAAGGGGTACAAGTGTATAAATTTGTTTGGGGTTCTTTTCGTAAGAAAAGGATGTACGATGCGTGAAAGAGATTACAATCACGAAGCGATTCATACAAAACAAATGAAAGAGCTTTTGTATGTTCCGTTTTACATTTTGTATATTTTGGAATGGCTGTACAGGCTTACACAAAAAGGTAATGCGTATAGGAATATATCGTTTGAGAAGGAAGCCTATGATAACGAGAACGACATGGATTACCTTGATAAAAGAGAACATTTTTCTTGGATTGAATACATTTAAATTTTACATTTATGAATAAGATAGTTTTTGATAGAAAAGTTTTATATTCAACGTTAAACTCAGCCAAAGCCTGCCTTTCCGATACAGGCTTGACGATACTTAAATGTTTTCGTTTTAAATATATAGCATCAGAGAATGCGATAGAGGTTACTTCATACAACAACCTCAATGAGATGCGTTTGATTATTCCCGTTATTGATTCAGACTGCAATGACGGGCAGGAGTTTGCAGTAGACGGAATAAGACTTGTAAAGTTACTCAAAACAGTAAAGGATTCCATTGTTACGGTAAAGATATATGATAAGGATATAATATTCTCTTACAATGGCAGTGAAGCGTCTTTCTTTGCAGAAGATGTGGAATCTTATCCTGATATTAAAATAGGTAAGCGTGGTACCGGGATAAGGGTCAACGTGAACAGGAATGATCTGTATAGAGCATTAAAAAGGAACATAGGATTTAATGATATCAGTGACGTTGTGACCAGTCTTAGTGGAGTGGGGATAAATTTTATTTGTTCCAATAATTGCATTGATATATGTTCGTCCGATAAGATTGTATTTGTAAGAGATGTTATAGAATGTCAGCCGGATATATCAAAGGACTTGTGCATAAATGTAATGCCTACTTCGGTAAAGGAAGCGTTATCCTTTCTTGAAATGTTGTCAGAAGAAAATGTAACTGTTTCTGTATCTGATGATGAAAGGGTGATGTCTATATCTTATGGGGATTTCGGGTCTGTCTTTAATTGTACTCTGATGGAGGTTAAGTTTGTAAACTACCTGCCATTGGTAAATAATATAAAATCAAACTTTAATTACTTTATTAAAGCAAGAACTAGCGACTTGATAGATTCCCTTTCAAGAATAAAGGTAATGTCAGATGTATATAGCATGTCACATTTTGTTTGCAGGGAGGAAGATAATAAAATGGATATAACATACACAAATGATGCAGGGTATAAAATATCGGAAAATGTCGGAATTGAAGGATCTTGTCAAGGGCGTTTTGATTGCAATCTGAACATTGAAAAGATGATTAACGCATTGAAGGTATTTCCTGGGGATTATGTCACATTGGCATACACTAATCCTAAGAATAATGCTCCTATATGTATCATTAATGAAGAGGGAGATTATAAATTAATGGGCGTAGTAAACATTTTTAAGAGTTGATAACTATCGTTTAACCTATCGAATATACAGTTTTATTATTTTTGCAACAAAAATATATAAGACATGGAAGATAAAGAAAGAACAATTCAGATTCTCGCTGAAACAATAGATAGGTTAAACAAGACTATAGAATCACAGAACAGGCTGATTGAGGATTTAAAAAACAGACTTGAAACAATTCAGAACGAATATAGCCCTTCAATTATGACTGTAGGAGTATTGATAGAAAAGTTGAATAATACAAAAACAAGAAGCGGAAAGGTAAGATATGAAGCATTATCTAAACATATTATGCCATATCTTACCAATAATAGTTATGATGAATATGATTTTAATGATGTAATTCCTACTTTTAAGGAAATACCTTCTTTAGAAAGACCTGTTAGTCGTGATATGATAGATGATATGGTAAATGTAATTAAGTCAAAAAGGCGTGTAAGTGAATCATCTCAGAAATCATATCTATTAATGCTTAAACGTATATTCTCAGAATCAAAAGATATGAGTGAATACATCAATGATTATATTGTATCACTTAACGTTAAATCTCCATCAAATATATCCCTTACGGAAGAAGAAATAGAACTTTTCTGGAATGTAGAACCATTTGATGTTACAGAAGAAATGGTAAAAAAATTATTTCTTATTCAATGCTACACAGCTATGAGATATTCTGATATTTTCAGATTGAAGGATTCTATGATGAATAATAATGATAATGTTATTTCATATATATCTAAGAAAACTGGGAAAGTTGTAGAAGTACCTGTTCCGTCTAAAATAATTGAAATGATAAAGGAAGTAAGATCATTTGATAAATACAATATAGAATCAACCTTAAAGACTACTATGAATGAAATACTTCCAACATTAGGATGTAGGGCTGGTATAAATAATCAGGTGTTTGTAAGAAGAGCTAACGTTCTTATGAAAGGTCCTAAATATCAGTTTATAAAAACACATACAGGACGTAGAACTGCTATTACAAGATGGGCTAATATGGGAATACCAGAAGCCGAATTAAAATCTATGGCTGGGCATTCTGATATAAGGACCACAAATAGATATATTACTGCAAGTATATCAAATAAAACAAAGAAAATTTTAACAGATGATATATATGAAACAGGTATTGTCGATTGAACAGATGAAGAATTTGGGGGATCTTGGTATAGATACAAGCAATGCAAGTATGACATGGATGTTGCATCCTTATGAAGAAGACAAACAACCCAAATTAAGTTTACGTGAATGGAATACTTTCAAGGAACCATTTAGGATACAACATTGTATCCCTGCATTTACTTTGCTTGACGTTTTAGAATTGTTACCGAAAGAAATAAAAACAGGTACAAATAATTATTGGCTTGTAATGTCCCATGATAGCGAAAAATGGTATGTATGCTACTCGGAGTTTGACTACTATAAAGAATTTAGGTCTCATTCATTAATTGATGCGGCATACGATATGTTGTGTTGGTGTATCATAAATAAATTTATTAAGGAATAATTTTACACATATTATTATCTTAAAACTAGCTAACATGCAATTAGTTTATAAATTTGACATTAATCATTCTGACAGGATTTGCGCTATCTGCCGTGTTACGAACAATCTGTACAATCAGGCGTTGTATATCATTCGCAACGAGTTGAAGGATAACGACAGGTGGCTGTTCTATCCCGACTTGGACAGGATAATGAAAAACGTTACCAACCTTGAAGGTAAAGTAAATTACAGGCTTGTGAAGTCACACGTAGCCCAACAGACATTACGCGTGCTTGACAAGGCTTTGAAAGGATAGGTCAAGGCTGTAAAGGATTGGTCTAAGAATCCTGGGAAGTATAACGGCAAGCCCGAACCGCCATGCTATCACAAACGGGGTGGGATGAGCAATGCGATATACACCAACCAGTCGTGCAAGATACATGACGGGTATATAATACTTGACCGTGACTTGAAAATACCCGTTCCTCAATGGGAGAAGTACAAGGACAGAATCGAACGGTTCAAACAGGTTAGGATAATTCCAAAGCGTACATACATGACCGTGGAGGTTGTATATGATTGCGTCTGTTCGGATAATGATGGTCCAGGTATGTCTTCTATAGACTTGGGTGTGAACAACCTTGCCACGCTAGTATGCGGATGCAATGCTCTGCTGTTTTCAGGCAAGGTTGTCAAGTCATACAACAGATGGTTTAACAAAACATTATCCATGCTGC